CCGGGATGCCGAACCTGCCTCCCCCGGTGGTGACATCCGACCCCAACACCGATCCATCTGGGGCAGTCGAGCAGCAGGAACTGTTCCTCCGCTTTAGGGCTACCATCGACGCCTACAAGCGTCTGGCTGAGAGGAAGTTGGTATCTGGGGCCATGGGAGTACCGGGACTGGCCGCCCCCGGCACCCCCACAATCCAAGCCCCACCGCCCACTCCTGGGGCTCAGCCGCCAACCGTAAGATCCCCAAGAGTTTAGGAGGTGTGAGATGCCCTGGACCAAGAAGCAGAAGAACCTGATTCGAGCCATCGCCCATGGGTTCAAGCCCGACCAAGCCATGGAGAACGTGTCCCAGTCCAAGGCCAAGGAGTGGATGGGAGAGAGTTCCTGGGACAATACCACCGTCAAGCATGCCCTGAAGAAGAAGGGAGGGAAGTGATGCCAGAAGAGATCAAGTGGAGTGAAGGGGCCAGGAAGAGAATCCGCAAAAGTGGGTCTGAAGCCGAGAGAAGGCAACTCGCAGTATTGGAGAGCAGAGAACGCGATGAGGTTGGTGCCACTGGGTCCTCTGCTGCCCGAGTCGCGGCTGCCAAGGGAAAGCCCAAGCCAAAGCGGACGGATTTCCCCATGACCCCCGCTGGGACTGATTCTTATCGTAGCTCCCTTGCCACTTGGCAAGCAGCCAACGAGTAATATGCCCGTCAGCACTGACTCGGTAACCCTCGCTCGACGGCTGAAGGCCACCATTTCCGAGTTGGGAGAGCAGATTATCTCCGCCCATCGGGGAATTTGGCCCTCGGATGTGGACTGCCACTACCTGGTCATCCATCACAAGGGGAAAACCAAGATCAGATTCAATCCCCCCGATGTGAAGGAGACCGGGTGGAAGGATTGACAGGCATAGGTTTACAGCGTATTCTCCTTATGTCATCAAGGAGGTTGCAATTTTGGGTGTGACGAACTACTAGACCCACAGCAAACTAGATAGCACCCGTAAACGGGGCTGCAAAGCATGGAGAGTACCTCCAAGGCCGCAGCCCTTTTTGGTTGGTGAACGATGAGCGATGAGATCAACGCCTCCGGAGCAGTTGGAGGAGAGATTCAAGACGGTGAAGCGGCTGATGTCGCTGACGTTGTAGCGGACCTGTTTGGTGGAGCACCCCCAGACAAGACCGAAGAGGGCAGCAAGACTGCCAAAGATGATTCCAAGGACCCTGATAAGGCACCTGCCGAAGCAGCGCCCGAGGAAGAAGTCGAAGCTGAATCGGAGGATGACGATACGGACCCCCTGGCCGACCTGTCCAAGGAGGACAAGAAGGCCCTGAAGGAGTTCGTAGACAAATCCTACCAGGGTAGTGTACCAAAGTTCCTACAGGGACTCCGAGAGCAGTGGAACAGCAGTTCCCGCCTGCACAAGGAGTTCAGTTCCCTCAAGGATACCGTCAATGCCTTGGTAGATAACATCAAGTCCGTCGCGGAGGAAGAGGAGAAGTTCGACCCCAAGACGGTCCCCGAGGTTCAGCAACACGACGAACAGATTGAAGCTCTAGTTTCCGAGGTCAAGGACGACCAGGCGCAACTCCAGGAGTCTTACGTCAAGCTCCACGGGTTGGACAAGGAGATTGCCAAGACCGAGGGAGAGATCCTACGAGCGGACGACGATGACGCGAAGACCTTGAAGATGAGGTTGGAGCGTCTCCAGGACAAGCACTCGGACTGCCTGACCAACATCAAGAACCTCGAACGACAGACCGACAGGCACAAGCGAGACTTGAACCGTGTCGCCGAGGCCCGAGAGCGGCTTGCCAAGTCCGCCGAGGAAGCTAGAGTCTCCAAGAAGGTACAGGATCAACAGAAGAAGGAGCAGGACGCCAGGATCAACGCCTACTTCAACGACCTGATCGATCAGCATGCCAAGAAGGTCAACCTGGACGAGGACGACATAGAGGACATGCGTGGAAAGATCAGGAATGAGCTTGTCGAGTTTCTTGGTAAGACGAGTCGCCCAGTCGATATGCCCAAGTTCGTAGAAGCGCGGGCCAAGGCTTACCGTGAGGCTCTGGATGAGAAGATCGCAAGACATCTCGCCAAGCACAAGGGTAAGATCCCGCAGGCGAAGGTTGCTGGAAAGTCTGCCCCAACTCCCGGAACTCCTGTATCAAAGGTTCCCAAGGGTAAGGAGCAAGATGCCGCGTTCTGGAGAGAGCGGGCAGCGAGGCTCATGCCCTAGGGTTAGGGGTTTCACATGGCTACAGGTGCGTTTGAAGACATCACAGCAGGGCTGAAGAATGTCTACCCTCAGAAGGCTATCGAGCCGATGGTCAATGAGGAGAGGCCGTTCACCCGAAAGCTCTCGAAGAATATCCCCAGTGGCGCAAGGGTCACTCAGGGCATTCTGAAGTTCGGGGCTAATCTCAATCCTCCGCAGAACGTCGGTCAGCACGTTGACGGGGACAACCTCCCCGTTCCGAAGGACCGGACCCAGGATCAGTTTACGATGACTCCCACACTGTTCTCTGGGACCTTCCAGATCGGCTGGCTGACTCGCAGGGCTGCCAACAGCAACACCTCGGCATTCAACGGTGGTGAGCTTCGTCGCAGGACGGAGGAAACCATCGCCGACACCGGGAAGTTCATCGAGCAGCACTACTGCGGTACTCACAACTCCGGGAGGCGGGCAGTTGTTCTCGCCGATGGGGTCAACACCTTCACGGTGGACAAGCCCTGGATGGCACTCCTGCTTCGGGAGAACTTCTACATCAGCGTCAGGACCACGGATGGTGGGGACACCGTTCGAGACTCCTGCGACTATCGTAAGATCACCGCCATCAACCACACCACTTCCACTGTCACCTACGACGGTGCGAACCAGGCTCTGGTTGCCGGGGATCACGTTCATGTCGTCACCAAGGCTGCCCAGACCGGGCTGACCTCCACGGGTGCTACCCAGGGAGTCTCGGCTAACGGCCTTCGAGGGTTGGTTGACGATGCGACCTACTCGACCTACATCCATGGCCTGTCCAGGACCACCTATCCCAAGCTCAAGTCCAACGTCAAGGGCAATGCTGGGACGCTTCGGGACCTGACCGAGCAGATCCTGGTCAACGCCTGCCACGAGAACCGTCACCGCTCCGGCAAGCGAGTCACCGACGCTTGGTGCAACACGGGCCAGGCTGAGAAGTACATCGAGTTCGTCTCCCCCGACCGTAGATACCTGCAACAGGGTTCTGCGATCACTCCGATGGCTACCGGGTATCAGGAGGACTCGCTGGTCCACTTCGCCCCGGGTGCCAAGTTCAACCTCAACATCGCTGTGGACATCATTCCTCGGGAGATCTTCCTGCTGAACTGGTCCACTTTCTTCCACTACATTGCTCAGGATCTGGACTGGTGGGATGAGGGTGCCATGCTGAAGCCGGTCCCCACGGATGGTGGATACAAGGCTGCGTACTTCGCCGCTATGTGTGCCATGGAGAACATCGGTTGCGATATGCCCATCGGGAATACCGTCATCCGGGATCTCAGTGACCCTCTCTGCGGTGACTAGTTCGTAATCGGGGGGAGGTGATCCTCCCCCCAGTATCCCCAAGAAGGGGGGTTAACTATGATTAAGGGTAGAAACATCGCACTGCCCCTGGATTTCTCTGGTAGACGTCTTCCAGCGGCAAGTGCAGGGTCGGTTCTGAACTTCGGTACGTCTACGGTTCCACTCGTCTGTGACGATGCCGCAGCGGGGTTCATTGTCGGTTACTTCGATTCCGGGGCCACCAGTGGATGGCCCGCAGGCGTGTACTTCAAACTGAATGCCACGGGAGCGGGGGCTAGCTATACAGCCCTTGAGGGAGACCTCACACTCTCGGCGGCTGCAGTGAATGTGACGGGTATCGAGTGCTTCCTGCAAGTGGCCAGCGGTGGATGCGTTCCGGCTGGAGGTCTGTCTGCTTGTACCGTGACGGTGGACTTTGCGAACTGTGCTCTCGCTACGGGTGGGGGCTGGTATCGAGGGGCTACCTTCAACATCAAGGGTGAAGGTGGATCAACCGATCCCTCTGGGGCTCATGTGATCTCGTGTCTGGAGTTGAAGACCGAGGGCACTTGGGGCACGACCTTCGAGTCGTGCGCGGATTCCTTCGCCATCGTGTTCAACGGGTTCACCAGTGCCGCAGGGACGGGCAAGATCATCTCCAGTTCGGTTCCTGGTGTCCTGTCCGGTCTGGGGGCGGTTCGTGGTGTCAGGGTTGGCGCTAACAACGCAGCCATCGACACTGCTCCTACGGCGTACTATATCCCACTGATTCCGGCTACCGCATGGACGGCCCTTAGCACCGCGACCCAGATAACCGACAGCACGATCAACGGGGTGTTCATCAACCACAGCTTCCTCAGTGCAGCGACATCTGGAGATACGAAGGGTTCGTCTCTTACCCTTGAGGTCACTGGGAGTGGACAGGATTACAGCACCTGCAACTACAACTTCCTCTACCTCAACGCTGCCGCCAACGTGGACAACCCCATGGGCGTGGTTGCGGACATGGGATTCGCGACCAACTGCTGGGTGCAGGGGACCGGAGCTATGTTCGGCTCTTACTGCACTCTGCCCGGGAAGGCCTGCGTAACAGGAACCTGGGGTGGGGTCAACCTGGAATACTACGCTCCTGCTGGTGGGACGTATGTCTGCGGAGCCCGTCCAACGCTCTTCGGAAGGATTGTTCTGGGCGGTGACGCGACCGCTCTGCATTCCTTGGAAGACAATGCTGCGTTGCTGAGCCTCGTCGGTGTCACAAATACCACCGGAGGCGAGCTTGTCCACCTGCACGCTCAGGCATACGCCACGGCCAACTACGCTGGGACAATTAGAATCATAATCAACGGGACTGACTACTTCATCCCGTTCCAGGCTACAGAGGCATAAGGAGGCTTTGTGGAACTAGGAGTTGCTGAGCGGATTATCCTGCTGAACATCCTGCCGAGAGAGGGGGATCTGACGACTCTGAGAATCGTCAGGGATCTTCAGACCTCCCTCTCGTTTACCGAGGAGGAGCACAAGATCTACAACTTCCGGGTGGAGGACAACAAAACCTTCTGGGATAACGACGACAGGAAGGTGGAGATCGGGATCGGCGACAAGGCCATGGGTATCATCAGGGAAGCCATCAAGCGTGCAACAGCGTTGAGGTACGAATGGCTGCCCCTGTGTGACCGATTCTTGTCGTAGAGAATAGGTATCCCTATGAGCGACTCGATTCTTCATGGGGCAATGCCGGAGCCGGACGGGGGTTTATCGACTCCCGTCCGGGACTCTTTCTGGTCTGCCCCCGGTTGGCGAGAGATCGGGATGCAATACTCTTGTGTCCCAAACGTAGAGACTCCCTGGGACCCAATGGTTCTCAGGGAGATATGGACCTTCGATCCGGGGATCATCCCCATCTGGGTCGATTGGATCTTTCAGTCCCCGGCGGATGATGCCGGGGGACATCGGTTGGTCAGCTTTGGTCGTCATGCAGTGGGGAGACGGTGCATCGACCCCACCGGGGTAGTGATCCCGGAAGGCATGGTCAGGATGCCACAGATGCCATGCCAAGGGGTGACATTCGAGACCCCCAACATCCTGATTAGGATCTTCGAGGGGAACAAGGACCCCCAGGATGCCCCCGACCTCCCGGGGGAGTTCGTCCCGTTCGACATGAGGATCTACAAGAAGCTCCGAGAGGACTACATCGAGAATATGAGTCTTGGAGACCTCAAGGGGAAGTACATCTACGACCCACTTGCCACCAGGGAGAGGCGATCCAAGAAGGTGAAGGAGGAGTGGGACTATCGTATGCGGGACCTAAACGAGTTCGTGACCAAGAAGTTGGAGAATGTCTCCGACGTGGAGATCAAGGAGCACTTTGGTCGTCTCAAAGAGAGAGCACGAGCAAGAGCGTCTAGGCTTGGCCGATAGGCGGTCAATCCGACCTGACAAGGAAACTTGTCGAGGATTCGTGAGGTAGATCATGGATAGAGCAGTCAAGGCTACAGGATTGGAGTTCTTCGTTACCCCCAAGGAGTACGTGTTGCTGAACTCCACCACGGAGGCAGTGAAGCTGGAGGATGCCGGGGAGTGCTTCTGGATTCCACCTCGCAGCAAGATCGTCAGGCAGCATCCCAAGTCCGCCAGCGATCCACAGTACCGGGAAGTCCCCCACTCCATGATAGGACCCGAGGGTAGGTTGATCCCCGGGACTCTCATCATCAGGGACAAGATTGAGAAGGACATCTCTGGGGCTGAGTACGTGAAGTTCAATGCCGCTCTGGCCATCAAGACCAGACTGGGGATCGACCCCGAGACCGGGACCTACACCGGGCCTCTAGCCATGCGAGGCATCTCGGTTGTCCCACCGAAGGCCGATCTGGAGACCATCCGCAAGATCGACCGTGAGGGGATCTCCCGGTGGAAGCGGTGGCAGTATCGGGATGCCATGGCCATGGTCTGCGCCCACGACTCCAAGAACGCCAAGCGCAAGGCTGCCGGGATGGAGCCACAGCCCAAGGATGACAAGTTGATGAGGGCTGAGATCCTCCTGAAGCAGTTGGAGGAAGAGGAGAGGGCCAGGCTGGAGAAGGAGTTCACTGAGATATCCCAGGTCCCCGCAGGACTGGAGGATACCGAGTACAGCCTGTTCAGCGAGCCGGATTTCCGTGAGAAGGAGGTGGACCTTGCGCCGCCGGTTGAAGAGACCCCGGCTCCTGAGCCGGAGAAGGTTATGGTGGCTAGTCCTAAGGTGGAGAAGGGCAACCTGATCCCGGAGGAACTCGTCTCCCTGCTGGAGTCCAACCCCAAGGCCATGAAGCTCCTTCGGTCCAAGTACAACATCAGGAAGCGCCACTACGATACCAAGAAGGATAGGGTGACTGGATGAATACCAAGAACCTCATCGACAGGCTTCTGCTCTATACAGACAACACCTTGTCAACAGACGCCGGGACTACCGTGCGTCGAGTGAAGCACCTGGAGTGGGCTCAGGAAGTGTGGGATGAGGTTTGGCATTACGCCGAGTGGCCCTTTAGCTACACTACGACGGGCTCGCCTCTGACAATCCCGGTCAGCCAGGGTTATGTGGCTCTCCCGGCAGGATTCTCCACGTTTGGGGACAGGGGGACCGCATACCTGTCTACCGACTATGGGACCCCCATGACAGAGGTGAGCCCCCAACTCATCCAGAGAGCACAGAGATCCACCGGGTCTACGGCTAACCCCACGGAGTTCTGTGTCTACATGGCGGACGATGGGCTCCAGCGGTTCCAGGTCCCCACCAACTCCGAAGCCCTCACAGTCTACATCTACTACAAGAAGATACCCCCCACCTTGGTGGACATCGACCATGCCACGACTAGCATGCTCCAACACATCCCCGCTGCCTACCATTACTCGGTGCTGCTGGCTGGGTGCAAGGAGAAGGCTGCCAGGTCCAAGGGGGATGCCAGGGCCTCCAGTGAGTGGGCAGGTGTGTACCAGAGTGCCCTAGCCAAGATGGTCCAGAAGGAACTGTCCAACCGCTACAAGAGCAGCATTCATCGCCTGGGACGGGCTACAGTCGGTATGTGGTAAGGAGATAACCCATGAAGAAGGTCTTGATTGGCGCGTTTTTGGCTGGATTGCTCCTAGCCACTCCGGTTATGGGGCAAGAGAACCCCCAGGCGTACTTTGCCCTGCGGTACGACCTGGACGCTACTGCCATCACCTACTGTAGGTGTGAGGGAGTAGATGGCAACCCTTTTGGAGCCCCCATGCCCGTGGAGTACCTCGTGGACAATGGAGGCTCGTCTACTGCAGTTACGTCTGCGACCGCTGGGCAGCCTGTGTTCGCAGGTATGGCGAGAGGAGACGTGATCTTCATCTCGATTGGAGGGGTCCTCTACCCACGAGGGATCGTTACCTATACCGACTCCGAGAATATCGTGGTGGACGAGGCTATCGACCTATCAGCCGCAGACTATCCTATTACCTGGAAGAAGAACAACTGTGGAACCGCCGTCACCTCCGGGTGGATCTCTACTGCCGGGCTAGAGCAGGCGACTGTGGGGTTCTTCGTCAAGCAGTTTGTGGGGGATACCAATGGGCTGGATGTACGCATTGAGGGTACAGTTGTAACTGCTGATGGTACAACCAACGTAGTCCAATTGTGGCCCTCCGGGAAGACCGTTGCAGGCGCTGCAACAGTTCAGTCCTTCAGCACTGGAGGAGTGGACCCAACCGCCGGGATCACCTCGAACCTCTTTGTCAACATCACCGCAGCAGTGCAGGAAGTCCGGGTTGGGATGTTCCACAACACCGCCGATGATGGCAATGACCTGACTACCAATGCTGAGGAGATCACGGTTATCCTGTTTGGGCTGAGGAAGTAACATGAAGAGACTAATTGGAGTTCTCATATTCCTGCTCGCTGCCCCTGCCTACGCCCAGTTGGAGTGTGCCTCGGTAGACGGGGTTGGCTGCGCCGGGGGTGCTGGAAGCACTAATGTCGCTGCCGACTACGATTGGACTGGGCTACATACCTTCCCCGTGGACAAGCTCAGTTGGGGTGGGGCCATCCAAGCCCTGAACTCCTGCTGGCTGACTACCGGGGGGTTCACCTGTGAGGGAGCCACTGCAAACGACTTCGAGACCAGGATTGTAGTCACCGATCCCTTTGCAGATACGACCTTCACCATCGGACCTAGCCCAGATGGGAATCCCTGGATTGGGGCCACAGCCGGGGATAGCGCAGCGGCTACCGAGGTAGATAATGTCTTCATAGGATCTGCCGCAGGGACAGCCGCGTCCAGTACTTCCACCGATAACACTTGTGTGGGGGATAATGCCTGTCTTGCGGTGACCACTGGAGATCAGAACACCGCCGTTGGGTCCGGTGCCGGTGGGACCACCACAACCGGGAGTTATAACACCCAGTTCGGTTACAGTGCCCTGACCAAAGAGGTGGGCACCGCTGGTGGTACAGCCATTGGGAACACCACCATTGTTGGGGATAATGCTGTAGCTGTGGGCTATGGAGCCGAGGCTTACGCTGGGAGTGTCTCTATCGGTACTGGGGCCGGAGATGCCGCTGCTGCTGTGGATGTCAACAATGTGTTCATCGGGGACCAGGCTGGTGGGGCGGCATCCGGTACCTCTACCGACAATACGTGCGTAGGAGATATCGCCTGTACGGGAATGACAACCGGGGACCGCAACATCTGCTTGGGGCAGAACTCTTGCGCCGGTCTCACCACAGGTGGGAGCAACCTCTTCATCGGAGTGGATTCTACTGCCATTACTACCTCCGCCCAGAACGTGGTGATTGGGGATGGGAACATAGCTTATGGGAATACTGGTGTGGCTATCGGCTATGGGGCGGATGTCTCGGATGGGGTGGCCATTGGATACCAGGCCGGGGATGCTGTTGCAGCGGTTGATGTGGACAATGTCTTCATCGGGAACTCTGCTGGAACTGCTGCTAACGGGACATCAACTGACAACACCTGCGTTGGTGACACTGCATGCGACTCCCTCACCACGGGCGATCAGGTCGTAGTGATCGGCGCTGATGCAGACTTGGTTGGAGCCGGCGACTCTGCGGTTATAGTCATTGGAGCCGAAGCCAAGGGTGGAAACTCGGGTGGGGTTACGATTGGTACAAGCGCTGGGTCGGCACTCGTGGCCGGGGCGGACTACAACACGCTTGTTGGGCATAGGGCAGGGGCGGCGATGAACAACACTGGGGCTGACAACAACACCTGCTTCGGCTACCAGGCGTGTGCCTCGGTGACATCTGGCGACAGCATCACAGCCGTAGGTTCCGGTGCTGCATCAACTACGATTACAACCGGAACCGATGACGTATTCATTGGTCGCCAGAGCGGCTTGGGTACAGCTACCACTACCTCTAACACAGTGATTATTGGTGCCGGTGCTGGGGCGAACATAGATGGTTCTACCAATACATGCGTAGGTTCTGGCGCATGTGACGACGTAACCGCAAACAATTCGTGCCTCGGGTTCAATTGCTTTGGTGCTGATGCCACCAATACGTTCGACAACAACACTGGAGTGGGGACGGAGTCTGGAGAGATATTCGCAGACGACAGCGATAGCAACATCTGCGTAGGCTACCAAGCCTGTGGCGTCGGGACCTCTGCGTCTGTTACCTATGACAACACAACCACCATTGGGTCCATGGACCCAAAGGGTAGCAACTCCATTCTGCTCGGGTTCGGCACGCAGGAGCACTACTTCCACCAGGGGACCGCAAAGGCGTTGACCGAGAGCACCGACACCCCCATTGTTCGCATTAGTGTGGCGCAGGGCGCTGCCGGGATGGTGGGAGCGGTCATCGAGTGGACGGTGGTCGCTTCGGATGGGACCGACCACCAGACCTTGACCGGGATTACACAACTCAACGCCATCAACAAGGCTGGCACGGAGACTTGCACCGCAGAAACTTTGGGCGGGACTGCCGAGGCTTCCAGTTCCGGTACGCTCGCCATGGAAGACGCACCGGACTGCGTGAGTAGTGTTGCGGACACGGTGGACTTCCAACTTGACATGGTGTCGAGCCTGACGCAGACCACACTGAATGCCTACTACACGATCCGGGTCATGGGTCCGGCCACGACGATAACTCCTCAGTGATAAGGAGAGTCTGATGAAGAAGCTACTGTTTGTATTGCTCGTTCTGGGGCTTGCGACTGCTGCATCCCCTGCTGAAATCTGCATTACCAATACCCCAAACATCTGCGTGACGACTACGACTGAGGAGAACACCGCAGGTCTCTATTATCAGACCGCCTACGATGACAACCTCTGCACTACAGTGAACCTCCCATCTGGATGCTCTCTCGCCGAGTACACCGCTGCGGGGGGAACGGAGACCTTCTATGCTCGCACCGCTTCCGGGGCCAAGCAGTTCTTCATGGATATGGTCATCAAGGAGGCATTGACAAGGTTCGTCTCCAGCTACAACGTCGAGTTGGACTCCCGAGCTAAGCATATCTGGAATCACGAGTTGACCTCTGAGCAGAAGAGCACCACCTGCGTCAGTTGGGGCAAGACCTCCGAATGTAAGCCAATCAGCTAGAACGCATATGCCCAGCAAAGCCACTACGAAGCGCCTCGGATACTACGTGGGGGTCCTTGCGCTCCCAGACTACTTGAGTGGGAGATATGCGTTAAGCAAGAACCCCAGAGCGCTGGAGTGGAACCCCCTTCAACAGAACGACGCGACTGCCATTGCCACGCAGATTGCTACGGCGTTGGCGTGTGCTGGACTTGAAGGGAAGGCTGCGAAGAAGCACCCGAATCTTGCGAAGGGGATCAGGATCGGGGCGACGGGCCTGAAGGCGCTCGCCATTGCCGTCAACATCCGGAATGCGAACAGAAAATGACGGGGGGCAAGAATGGACTGGATTGCGCTATTACCGCACGAGGGGGCCGCATACATTGCATTGACCTTGGCCTGTGCTCTCTACCTGCTGGGGATTCATTATCACCTGTGGAGAATGCCGGATTTGCTTTCCGAGTGGGCAGAGGAGAAGACCCAGGATCTGCGGGGCCGACTTAGGAGAGTCGAGGAGGAGATGAAAATGCATGCTGGGCTTGAGCCGCGCATTATCAAGGTGGAAACGCGAGCTGAAGGACTAGCGACGCGCTTCGATGAGGCTGTTGGACGCTTGGAGAAGCGGCACGACATGGCGGATCTAAAGCTGAACGATATCTCCGAGACGCTGAATCGGATTGTTGGGCGTCTAAACGGGAAGGGCTGATTCTGAAGGCGGAGGTGAAGCGCGATGAACCCAGCAAGTTCGTTCGAAGACGCTTTCCAATGGATTCTTGAAGCCGAGGGGCCGGACACGAATGACCCGGACGACCCAGGCGGTCTGACGCGGTTCGGCATCGCCCAGAAGCGACATCCTGAGGTGGACGTTGCGACCCTCACCGAGGAGGACGCCAAGAGGATCTACCGCGAGCAGTATTGGGACCAGATTCACGGTGACGAGCTTCCCCCGGTGCTGGCGCTGGTCGTGTTCGACGGCGCTGTGGTCCAAGGGGTAGGGCGGTCGATCTTCTGTCTTCAGGAAGCTCTCGGAGTCGAGACGGATGGATTGGTAGGACCGAAGACGGTTGCTGCTGCCTTCGAGCAGGGGCTAGGGGTGCTGACGAAGTTCCTGAGCCTGAGGGCTCATGCGTACATGGATCTGGTCATTAGAAAGCCCGTTATGCTGAAGTACCTCAAGGGCTGGATTGGACGCCTGATCCGAGTCCGGCAGAGGGCGCTCCGACTATGGGGCGACTCGCAGACTTCCCACTTCTACCAGGAGGCATGTACCTGTGCTGACACCGGAACAGTTGTGGACAGCCAAAATCCTAGCATTGATCCTGATCTCTAGCTGGGGAATCGCCTGCGTGGGCCTCTTGTGGCTGGAGTGGAAGACCCTCTCTGACTCGCACCGGGATAACCACATTACAGCAGTGGTCAAGAGACTTCTCCAGGAGGAGTCGGCCAGGGGACCGATCTTCGGGCTGCTGTTCGCTATCGTCGGTATGACTGCGTTCATCTTCGGACATCTATTCTGGTGATCTATGAGCATAGTAGGGTGGATTAAACTGTGGTGGGCTGCCAGGAAGGCAGTCAATACCTTGGAGAAGGAGTTACCCGTGTACGACAAGAGAAAGACGATTCTGAAGGGCCTGTGGGGGTTGCTGATCGGAGTGGTTGCTGTGGCGGCTCAGGCCGGGGCCGGGTGGCTGGCCGACTCCGATACCGTCATGGGGGTTCTTGCGGCTGCCGGACTGGACAAGGATGTCATCTCAGGGGTGACACCCATCGTGGTGGCCCTTGCCCTGATGCTGAAGAACTGGCTTAGCAATCGAGGGAAGTAACCTCGATGAAGCCCCTCGGTGAGGACTACAGGCGCACCTTCATCGTCCCTGGGGTTACTGCTCAGGGACGCTGGGGAGGTGTGCGTCTTGACGGTCCCACCACAGCCATCCCAGACGGACAGTTCAGGTGGCTGCAAAACACCAGACGCGAAGGGAATGAGGTTGTTGTCCGAGGAGGAGAGAGCAAGGCTACATCCGCCCTCTCCGGGACCGAGATAACCGGGATCTACCAGTCCACAGACGGAGACATCGAAGTCTCCCCCAAGATCATCTACTTCAGGGAGGTATGATGAAGAAGCCACTGGCCCCAGGGTTCAACCGCAAGGAGTTCTACCCAGGGGTTACTGTCGAGGGGGATTGGGGTGGAATGCGTAAAGAGGGGTCCACCTCGGAGATCCCCGATCTACAGTTCAGCCACCTCCAGAATGTCAGGAGAGGGTCTGGAGAGCTTGAGATCAGAGGGGGACAGAGCAAGGCTAACTCAGTGGCTCTCTCCGGGACTGAAGTGACTGGTATCTATCAGGATACCGAGATGGATGTTGGTGGAGCGAGGGTTTATTATATGCAAGAGACCATTACACCAGGGGTTGCTAGCTTTTTCGTCCCCAAGAGGACGGCTGGGGCTAATGGTTGCATAGAGTGGAATGGGGTGACCAAGACTCCTAGTATTGTCTTGTCATGGCCTACCCTCCCGACTGTAGCCACCCCAAGCGTGTCTGCAAAGGTTGGGAATACGATTGTGATAGTGACCAATGGCAGCGACTGGGTAGCTCCAAACTACCGTTGGTACATCATCCATAGGACTGACGCAGGTATGGGAGTCAGCCCATTGACGTTGATGCACACCGAACTTACTGGGACCAGGAGCAGTTCTGGTTACTCTGCATCCTACCTTTCTTCTGGGAACATAGCAGTTATCGGCAATAACGCTTGGTTCGGACAGCCTGAAAGTGGCACTGGACAGAGATGGACCAGGGTGTTCAACTGGGATCTAGTTACTGCAACCTTTGAAGAGACCATTGATTGGACTACCTTGGGGTGGGCTAGTGGGAATCAATTGGTAACTACCATTGGAACTAAGGGTACTACCCTTATCGCTGCTCACACTAGGTATGACTCTGGGCAACCCATTCCATACCTGATGTCCTTCCGTACCAGGAGTGCTGGTGGTGTCTGGTCGGCGGTAGCTACTCCAGCTGAGTTAGTAGGGGCAGGTCTTGGATTCCATGCCTTCTGTGCAGTGGAATATGGGGCAGATACCTACATTGGTGGGGCAGCCTACAGGTCTGGAGGACCGTTTGCCTATGCTACCCCGACCATCTACAAGTGGAATGGTACGACCTTGACACTGGCTAGGGAACTCACTACCGGAGTGCGTAACCCGAACCTGGTATCTGGTAACATCAGGCAGGCAATAACCCAAATGATTTCCTACGGGGGCAAACTCTGGTATTTCTACGACAAGAATACTGGGGGCCTTCTGGCTTACGACTACCATCCCTGCATTGGATCATTTGATGGAAGCACTTGGACCGACGTGGCAGTCAACCTCAACACCAAGGTCTATCATGCCGACCCAGCAGGGACCCTTGACCCAAAGTTCTTCTCCGCCGCATTCATTGGGTATGACAACCTGATGTACGCCCTTCTCAAGGATGACCCACGGAGAGTGGTAAATGGGAACTTAATCAGAGCCAGCACTTCTGACCCTACTGGGGCATGGACTGTTGAAAAGTCGGCATGGGATGCCGATGCTTGGGATGTTACTAGCTTTGAGTACGCTCCTGGGCATGGGATTGAGATATATCCCTGAGGTACTCCAATGGCTTGGTGGCTCTACTACTACGACGACGACAAGAAGACCAGCGACTTCACTGCCGATCCATTCTTCAGGGAGCCTCACGTCACTGGGGTTGTCCCGACATCAAACTATCTACTCCACACAGATGGGTTGCTCTACTCTGGTGGGTACATTGGAACTGCCGCCACTGGATACCTGGTCCAGTGGAGACCCCCAGGATCTCAGTTGGTCCTGTCGGGAGTCACCGCCATAAGGCACATTGTCTCGTGGAGTGGCTCTCTCTGGTTCGTATCGTGGGATGGGGCAGCCCAAGGTACGCTCCACAAGTGGGATGGAGTTACTCTTTCCACCAAGGACTCCACCGGGATACTCACCCTTCCCAAGTTGATAGCCACCAGGGACTCCATAGTGATGGCATTCGCTGGGACCGGGAATGTCATCAGGAGGTACTCGCTCACTGCCGGGACTGCCTCCAACTTGGCAATGCCTGGGACTACCTTTGGAGTCACTAACTACGCCTCCTACGAGCAGTTGGTAGAGTACAAGGGTAAGGTCTACATCTTTGGCACCGACTCTACCGGGGCTACGATCTACTCGGTGGATGGGACTACAGTGGCGGTGGCCAGAACGGGTCTGGCAGGGACTGCCCGGACTCTGGCAGTGTTCAACGGATACCTCTACTACCTAGTAGGGAGCTATCTCGGTAGATACAATGGTGCAGCCTGGGACGATACCCACAGCGATGTCTCGGCTCTCACCCCGAAGAGACTGGTCCAGTACAAGGGGAATCTCCTGTTGTTCGACTCTACGGCAGTCCACAAGTCCAGTGGGACCGACACTACGACATGGACCGCTACCGCCAGTACATCCACTACCGACGCCCACCCAGGCCAGGCCCCAGGTGATGTCTTCTACGGAGTCTACTGATGGCGGTATTTGTCACCACTAGGAACTCTGCTTGGAGCAGTGGCTACACCGGGTATCTCTACAAGAGGTCCCTCAACCGAACCACGAGTGCGTGGAGCATGACTGCCCTGGATCTTCCCTCCAATGTAGCCACCCTGAACGTAAGGCCCTCCTTCGCTACCTATCGTAGGAGAACCTACATAGCCGGGATGTTCTCGGACATCCTGGTGATCGGGGAAGATCAGAAGGTCTACAAGGCAGGGCTCCATGCACACCCCGCTGCTCCCACCGTGGTAGGGGCTGCCGGTGGCACCGTCACCGGAGAGGCCCGCTGCTACATCTCCTTCGTCCACAAGATCGGTAACTTGGATGTGTCTGAGTCCAACCTAAGCCCGGTTACCGTTGTCACCCTGGCCAGTCAAGCTAGAGCATGGACTCTGCCTACTACCTCCATGGACCCCCACACCACTCATGTCAGGGGATGGGTTGGCATGTACGGGGCTATCCCGAGGAGAGCCTTTGAGACGACTCTAGGGTCTGCTGCCATTACTGAGGGAGTCCCTACTGCCGAGCTTCTAGAGATGCCCATGTTCTACAACGATGGGACTCTCTACGTCAATGACAATGGAGTGCCACCGTACTGCAAGTACATCAAGGCATACCATGGGAGGATGATCTACGCGGGAGACCCGCAACACCCCTACAGACTGTGGTACTCGGAGTTGGACAGACCCACCGCAGTAGGGGAGACCGATGCCAGCTATCTAGACACTACCGATGGGGAGGCCATCACCGGACTGGGACTCCACGGGGAGTCTCTGGTGGTGTTCTGCAACAGGGCCACCTATCTGGTCAGAGGCTGGACCGATGGCTCCGAGGGGGTGGCCCCGGACCTTGGGATCGACAAGGTTCTCGATGGCATCGGCTGCGTCTCTCATCACTCCATCGTCAGGATCAACGAGAGGCTCTGGTACGCCGCAGAGGATGGGATCAGGGTCTACGATGGAGGATTCTCTTACCTGATGGAGGATCTCCGTGGCTACTGGAAGGACGACTACAAAGCCTACGTTGATGTCTACAAGGACTCGGAGGCCATTGACGACAAGGACTATACCCTCTATCGGTTGCTCATCCCGGACCGTGACGGGTCCCGCTACTATTGCGCCGACTACTCCGACACGGACCCTACAGTTGGAGGGTCTGGACTTCAACCAGCATGGTCGTTCGATACTCGTGCCCGCAACGACACTGCCATTGGGACTGTCAGGGATGCAGATGGTCACATCAAGTCTTACACCGGATCAGACGATGGGTATATTCGGCAGGAGAATGTGCTGACCGATGCGGATGATGACAATGACACCGACAATAAGGCTTGGGAGATCCTGCTCAAGCACCAGACCTTTGGGGAATTGGCTGGGGATAACGATGAGGGCAAGGAGCTAACTCGGTTGTTCTTGCAGGCCGAGTCCGAGGATGCCCAATTTACCGTAGCTGTCTATGCCGGTGGGGAAGATGCCCACAATGCCTATACCCCCACATGGTCTCAGGTAGAGCCTGCTGCCGGACTGACCTACGACCGTGGAGATGGAACAGACGTGATTGCCGTGGCTGAATCCAAGTTCAACTATGTCCCCTCCGGGTGTGCAGGAGAGGGATTCTTCGTGAAGCTGTCGGGGAGTGCTCAGACCGGGTTCAAATTCCGTGGAGTCGGGTTCGAATATGGACCTGGCCCGTGCAAGAGGCCCTATGCAACACTTGCCCCCTAAACTGTTGTGTCATAATACCTAACGTAGGTTGGAGGCATCCATGGTTTACCAGCTACCAAGCGTACCAATGACATCGTCCCAGAGACCTATTCCTGGGATGCCTGCGAGCTACCGTCAGGGTGGGGAAGCTTACCAACGGGCGGTTGGAAGGGGAGGACCGTCTACCATCCCTGGTAGTGTTGGGCAGTATGGGAGTGCTTCTCAGGCCCCCAATGTGAACATCACTGCCCAGAGAGACCCCCAATTGGATGCCCTTCTGGGGCAGCAGCAGCAGTTTGCTGGGCAGATCGGGTCCCAGTCCGGGGAGATATTCGATGCCGCCAGAGCAGGGATGGATCAGCAGGTGGCTGGTCTGGGGAATGCTGCGGTCCTCAGTGCTCTCCAGCGTGGTGGGGGTGTGGGTGCCGCTCAGGGCAGAGCGGGAGAGGTTGGGGCTCTGGCCAGATCCCAGGCTGCCAATGCATTGAGAGTCCCGCTGCTGGGACTGCAACAGCAGGCAATCAACTCCCAACTCCCTACGATCACAGGGCAACTTGGACAGATGCAGGCAGAGAAGGGGATTGGGCTCCAGGCTGCCGGACTCCAGCAGAATTGGGCGCAGATGAACCAGCAGGCTCAGATGCAACAGGCCCAGTTGGCGGCACAGCAGCAGCAGGCCCTTCTTTCTGCCACTGCCAACATGCCCCAGAACGTGGCATCGAATTACAGACCTGCTGCTGCAACGAGACCAACCTCAGCTTCAAGCAGGTATGGTGCTGCACCATCCGGTAGAACTCGACCATCCAGTTCTAGAAGGGGTGGTCCTAGCAGTGGTCTTGCATAGGAGGCTATCATGCCTATTGATCCTTACAACCTAAGTGGAGCACCGGGGATTACCAATGTTAGCGGTCCCGGTCTGGCTGGGGTATCTCTCCCCTATGAGCAGGACATGAACAGCATCATTGCCGCCTATCGCAGGGCTTCCAAGTTGAAGGCTCAGCAGAGTGCGTTCCCTACCCAGGGGGTGGTACGTGGGGGTAATTCTGGCGGAGGGACCGCTGGACCCCCACCGATCCGTGGACTCAGCCAGGCCAGGGATCAAGGTAGCGACATGGTGCCAGTGACCGTGTGGCGGTCTGTGGCTATGGGAGGTCCGAACAGAACTGGTGGGAACATGGGTACTTACTATGGCTTGCAGCGAGGACCCAACGATGTCCCCGCTGGAACTGTCATGGTCCCGCGAGATCAGGCTGCACAGTACCAGTTGTCTATGCCGCAGGGTGGGTTGATTGAGCAACCTGGTCCTAGTGCTGCTGGACTAGGTAGAGTCGAAACAGCCACACCAGGGAGCAATGAACCTTGGATCAACCCCGGTGCTCTGGCCAACCAAGCAGCGGTTGATGCTTATAATGCAACCTACTACCCACAGAGTAATAGGGGGTGAGAAATGGCTATTGATTGGTCTTCCGACTTGCCTAACCGGCTGCTTAATAGACCCACATACCGCAGTCCTAACCAAGAAGAACTCCGTCGTTACAAGGAGGCCATCAATTCGGCTAAAGGGGCTCTTTGGAATGCTGCCTCTACTGCCACTCCGATTGGGGAGGAGGTTGGTAGGATGATTGGGGGAGAAGTTGATGTTAGTGGGCTTATGACTTCTCCAGAACCCCCAGTCGATCTACGCTCCAGTCGTGCAGAAGTCTCCAGGCCCCCCCAGTCTGGGTGGACCCCAGAAGAGAGGGCTCAGTTGCTGGCTGAGGAGTTGTCTGGAGAGGCGGATAATCCGCAGATGGCTCTTGACCGAGCACAGGAATACGATACCGATAGGGAACTCAGGACTCTCAGGAGATTGGCCTATGGGGTCAGGGAAGTCACCCCAAGTGGGGGGACCCTGAGCCAGACTGGCATGGCCAAGACGGGTTGGGTTCCAGAATCGGTTGACGAGGATCTGAGACGTCAGTACACACGGGCCAAGAGACTCTCTGAGATGTACGCAGGAGAGGTCCCAGAGGGTGGAGGGGGACTAACCCGAGAGCAGATAGCTGAGCGTGACATCAACCTTGAGTTGATGAAGGCTAGATATGCTCCAGAGAACAGGGGTAGAACCGTTGCTGAGGGGAGAATAGGTGCTGCAAGGATGGTCATTGACCAGCTAAACGAGACCCTCGGGATGAAGTACCCCCAAGCGATAGTCGTTGACCCAGAGACCGGGGAAGCTGTGGGGATTGATTATAGCCTCCTCTCCCAAGAGGGTAGAGAAGAGTACGATCTCGCCATGAAGAGGGCCAGTGAACTCATGGCTGGAGTCTACCGGCAGAACCCGATGGACGTGTTCCCACAGAATCTAGGGACTACCAATCCAGTTACCCCTACCAAGTAGGGAGGTTCAATGTCCTTCCAAGATATCGTAGGAAAGGGACTGGACTACTACAATGCCATCCTTGGTAGGATTACAGCCAGTCGAGAGGCTGCAAAGTCCCAGTTCCCTACACTATATAAGTATCTAGGGTGGCTTGACCCCTACGAGCAGGCCAAGTTTGGGTTTGACATTCAGAATGCTCCGCTCCAGGGTTGGGGGGCATTGAGTGAAGCTGCTAGGACTGCACTAACCCCAGAGATACCCACCAGTTGGAAGTTGTCTCCCGAGGGCCAGAAAGCATACTTGAAGCACAGGTTGGCTAGAGAGAGGGGGGAACTTGATGTCAAGCCTGGACTAGCCGGTGTTCCTGACTTGGCTAAGCAAGTTGTCTCCGATATAGCAGGACAGTCTGGTATCCTCCGACAAGCAGAGACCAAGAGTGGTGAAGAAGTAGCCATGGAGGGACTAGAGGCTCTTGCCAGGAGTGCCCTTCCGGGGGAGGTTGACAGGTACAGTCCTAATCTTGATCCAATGTCCCCAGAAGTAAAGCGGATCTGGGGGAAGAGTAACGTAAATGCAGCAGTGGCCGAAACTGTTGGGAGAGGACTTGCCTCCTTTGGTCTACAGATCCCGTTTGAGCCTGAAGTCCTTGGCTATGAGGTAGGGAAGGCTGCTCTTAGGACCACCAGGAGAATGGCTGGGGAAGTCAGCAAACTAGCAAGGTACAAGCGTATCGCTGCTGGGATGGCCACAGACGAGGCCACTAGGTTGAAGCTCCTCAATGAAGCCAGAGAGATTGAGCGTCCTGTAATGGAGGCTGCCAAGTCCACTGCCAGCAAGTTCTTGGGAGCCAGGGCCGCCGACATTTCTTTGGGGGTTGCGGCGCTACCTGGGATGCTGGAGCAATCGGCTATTGGAGCTAAGGCTGCTGCTGAGGCATATAGGAGAAGTGGCAAGTTTTGGGACCCTGATGTGATAGGTCCCCTCGTCCAAGCTACGCTGTCTACAGGAATGACTATTGGCATCGGTAAGGATCTCCATGGAGTCTACACCGAGACCAAGGCAGACATTGCTGCCAAGCGGGACAAGGGGACCGATCTGAAGACCCTCCCAGAGACCACTCCCCCTACTGGGACTCCAAAGTTGAAGCTAGCAGACCAGATCAGGGAGCAGCGGAGGCAGGCTGCCGAGATTCCTCCTGTGACCATGGAGCAGCAGATTGGGTTTACCGAGGATGACAGGTTGAAGGGGGCTCGGGCTCTGATCCAGGAGCAGGTCAGGTCTGGCAGACCTACTCCAGTCCAGTACATACTGAAGAGAGTTAACTGGCTGAAGTCAAGTGCAAAGCAGAATCTAGACGCAGTTCAGTTCATCCGCAACCAACCCCTAGCAGACAAGCAACGTACCGATGCTGCCGGGTATTTGGAGCAGGCCAGAGTTCTGGAAGGAAAGCTTCAGGGTCTGATGACTCTAGCTGCTGCTGGAAAGGACATCAGGCTGGATTCTACCCTCACTCAACTTGAGGCTGCTGGGTTCAGTGCTGGGAGACAGCATGTAGAGGATGTGCTAACCACCCACGGGATCAACCTTCCAAAGGAGGGGGCTAGACCGCTTGGAGAGGGGGCATATCACGCTGCTTGGGATCTGGGTAAGGCTACCAAGGGAGCATGGAGGGGGCAGGATCTTGTCCTGAGAGTAGGTAGGAAGGAAGGTCCAATTGTCCAAGGGAAGCCTTGGATGATACCTGTAGTGTCTACAGTTACCATCCCGGCTACTCCAGGGTATGTCAGGTTGGATGATACTTCTGCTCCTCCAGCAGTGGTCCTTACTGGAATGACGGAGGACCCTGGGATCAGTCAGGTAGAGGTCTATGACGTACTGCCCAAGCTGATGTCACCCAAGGAGGCAGGTAAGACCCCACAGCAGTATCTGGAAGACCGTGACAGTCTGGTTATGGAGATCGCCGACGACCCCGACTTCAGAACTTGGCTTGAGGATGCAATTACCAGAGGACTGCGACCAGTCCGAGATGCGGATATTCCTGCCTTGACTACTGTAGCCTATTCCAGGACAGAGGAAGTGGGGATCGTAGACCACAACCTCGGTAACTCCATGTACTACAGTGACCCTGGGGGACTGATCCTGTATGACCCAAAGAATAATCGGATCATTGCCAGAGCCGACACTGAAAGTGAATTGAGGGACAAGCAACTCTCCCTTGGGGAGGAGGGGAGGAAGCTAGAGATCCAGAGGAGAGAGCCGCGTACCGTGCTAGTCATCTCGGATCTTGGTGGGGTTGTTCCTCCTGGTGGGTCCGTTATGAGGCAGGAACTCAGAGCCCCAGGTTTCGTTGAGATGGGAGCCCCTGCCATGGAGCCGGGGGAGGGAGCACCGATTCCTCCGATTACCCTAGCAGAAGCAGCCAAGCGAGGGGAAGCAATCTTGGCCCGTAAGCAAGGGAAGAAGCCTCCGACTGCTCCACTAGAGAGGGTCTTTCGGGAGATGGAGGCGGTGGCAGCCAAGGGGATAGAGCAGGGGGTCAGAACCCCAGTATCCCCCCGTACAGGGAAGGAGATCGCACAGGGGGCCATCAATACGTTCAAGAAGAGGGGATTCCTGAGTCTGGTGGATCAGGAGATCGACACCAAGGACCCCATTGCATCCATCGCATTCCTGACCCGGTTCCTGCGGAGGCCCTACGAGGTCTCCATGATCCTGGGGTTCAGGGGGGATGGCAAGGTGGTGGTACACAAGGCCGTCACGTCCGCCAAGTCTACCAAGTCCTCCAGGAGATCCCCGGAGTGGGCTGAGGCTCTAACCCAAGCAGCCAACTCCAAGGATATCGACTTCTTCTACACCATCCACAACCACACAGGTGGAGATCCAATTGCCAGTACCACCGACAGTAAGGCTGTCAAGGCACAGTTCAGGGCACTGGGGGAGAAGTATCGTGGTGAGGTCATCACCGACCACAAGCACTACGCCTATATCACCAAGGGACTCAAGGGAGACCTACTGAGGGGCAAGGGCAAGCTTGACATCATGGTAGGCAAGGAGAAGTTCGGGGCGGATATCCTTGGCAGGCTGGAGAAGGAGAGCACCCTCGACCCCATGTACGCCGGACCTGCCCGGTACATTGAGCGTCCCGACAGCATAGCTAGACTCCACATTGCTCATGGGGATAGCGATAGAAGTGTGACCATCGTCTACATCACTCCCAATCCCACCGAGAAGCAAGTCTATGAGAAGCCAGAAGGCAGGGGTAGATTTGTGATGGGCAAGATGGTCAGAGCTAAGTCTCTGGGATTGGTACGAGCCATGCAGATGGTTGACCTGGACTCCCTTGCCAACCCCGAGTTCTCTGGGGAGTTCTTCCGTGTAGCGGCAGCCATGTACGGGACTCCTGTCGTGACCTTGGCATTCACCCCCAAGAACGATGCCGATGTCACTACATATGCAAAGGTCTCCAGGGCTCTCGCAGAAGCAGGGATGATCCAGGATGCTATTGCAATGTCTGCTACCCCAGAGCGGGCTTTCTCTATCTTCGGAGAGGCTCCCTATAGGGTTACTGAGACTCCTGGACCCGAGGCAGTCATCCCTCTCCAGAAGGAGATTGCTGCTGCCAAGACTGAGGAGAGGGTTACTCCAGAAGCACCCCCAGAGAGAGTTGTAACTCCTGTCGAGGAGAAGGCTGCCCCAGAGACTCCTCCAGTGAAGGAAGCTGCCCCCGAAGTCAAACCTGTCGAGGTTCCTACTGAGATCCCCCCAGCACGTCCTGAGGCTCCCCCTGTTAAGGTGGCTCCTCGTGGTTTGGCGGAGATAGCAAAGGAGCAGGCAGAGCAGGCTCCTGCTACCCCTACCAAGATGCCCGAGCCTGATGAGGCACTGAGGGCCATCTTCGCTCCTAAGAAAGCAGCAGGCCCCGATCTGGAGGCCATGAAGCGGGATGCAGCCAGACTTGCTGAGGGGATCTCCATGGAGCAAGAACTCCGTAGAGCCCCCGTCTACTACTCCCGCCTCTCCCGTTCGGTAGACGCCATGCCCATTGAGAAGGGATCTGGTGAGCAGATCGCTGCTTGGCTGAACAAGCAGGCTGGGGCTAGGACCAAGGAAGGTAAGTTGGAGGAGATGAAATGGACTGGCTTGGATGATTTCTTGAAGGACAAGAAGAAGGTCACCAAGCAGGAGGTAAGGGAGTTCTTGGATGAACACCGGGTTGAGGTGAAGGATGTTGAGTATTCAGATGTGGACCATGAGGCATATGAGAAGGCCACTAAGTTCGGCAGACCGGAGTTGGTCCTCCCCGGCGGAGAGAACTACAGGGAACTGCTGCTCACCCTACCAGTAAGGCCCACCCCAGAGGATTCCCCAGCAGCCCAGCGCGTCCATATCGATGAAGTTACGAATTTCGGCGAAACGGCGTTCCAAGTGGCAGAGTATGGCCCTAGTGGAGACTTCAGAGGCTACGTCTCTGATATCTACCGAACCAGAGAGGCAGCCGATCAGGCCCGCCAGCGATACCTGGCGAAGTATTTCCCCGGACTCAAGGCACCCTATCCGGCTTTTACCAGAAGCCACTGGAGCGAACCAAACGTCCTCTCCCACGTTCGCTTCAACGAACGCAAGGGGCCGAACGGGGAGCGTGTACTGTTCATAGAGGAGTCCCAGAGCGATTGGCATCAGAAGGCGAGGGATGTCTATAGGGGGGAGATCAAACGAGTAGCCAAGGAGAGGGGTATCTCCAAGGAGGAGTCTAGCAAGATTGTTCCTGCTGATTTTGGGTATGGAGAGGGAGTCCCTCCTGCCCCCTTCGCCAAAACTTGGCATGAGTTGGTCACGCGTAGAATGGTTCGCTACGCTGCTGACAATGGGTTCGACCGGGTTGCTTGGATCAATGGGGAAGAGACTGCCAAGAGATATGATCTGAGCAAGCACTTCTCCGAGATTACCTGGAAGGCTGGCCCAGACAAGGGGTCACCAGTTCTGTTGCAGGGCTATGCCAAAGATGGAGGTAGGATACTTAGTGAAAGTGTGGCTCAGGTCTCCATAGACGAGTATGTTGGCAAGGACTTGTCTGCCAAGATCGAAGCAGAGCTTGCCTCTGGAAGCACCGAGGGCTCCTACTCGGGTCTTGATCTCAAGGTCGGGGCTGAGTGGGCCGAGGCTCTCTACGATAGAGCTATCCCAAGGTACATGGATGACTTCGGTAAGAAATGGGGAGCAAGGGTTGAATCGGTCAGACTGGAACCAGGAGAGTTCCAATCCCTTCCCATCACCCCAGCCATGAAGTCCTCAGTCTTGGCTGAGGGAATCCACATGTTCCAAGAGATGCTCAAGGGCAAGGCTCCCATTGACTCTGTTGAGGTTATTCTCCAGCGGACTATGGATCTCCTGTCCGGTAGGGCTCCAGAGACCAGGGTTCCTATGTTAATCCCCTCTGCCAAGACCACCAAGGAGTCCGAGAAGTGGTTGAAGGGATTCCCAGCAGGTAAGCCCGTAACCCCGACCAAGCCGACTACTGCCCCGCAAGCTGTTACCCCAAGGACTAGGACTGCCGCTCCTGAGATCCCCAAGGTTACGGTCCCAGAGACCCATCTCTCAGAGGCAGAGATGACTGAGTTGAAGCAAGCTCGGGCTAAGTGGTCCAAGCGTCCAGACATCAGGGATGTCAGACCAAGGGCTGACAAGGAGGAGTACCGTCTCCCCCTGAATGCCGGGGTTCTCCTCTCCCATCTCCCCATGGAGGAGGTTGTATTCCAGGTAGCCCTGGCGGAGGTGTTGGAGAATCGTAAGAAGGCCAACCCCCAACTCAGAAGACTGGATTATACCCAGGAGGGAATGTCCCTTCTGCGGACGCACGATCCACAGGTAGCTATCAGAAGGGCAATAGAGCTTGGCTACGCCGAGGAGGGGGCTCCTCTCACTAAGTTGGGGTTCGAGGTAGCTCGTCTGGCTTGGAGCATGAAGAGCCAGGCCAGAGAGGCTGCTGAGACTGCCTACACCGAAGCCTTGGCTGCTGGGAGAGACCAACTCGTGGTGGATGAACTGAAGTACAACATGGAGTTGGCTACCAACGATGCGGCTGCCTATCAGAGTTACCTGACTGGAGCCAAGAGTCTGGCTGGTAGACTCCTCCGGTTCCAGCGTGATGTCAGGACTGCCGAGATGACCCTCACCACCTATGGGAAGGTGAGTCAGGCATTGAAGAAGCAGGGTATCCCGGAGGACATCCAGAAGCAGTTGCTCGATGCCTTCAAGACCAAGCCCGACCAGTTCCCCCAGATGCTTCGCAATGTCTTCAAGCACTATGGGAAGAAGGACCCCTGGTGGAAGTTCCTGCTGTGGGCCAGAAATGCCGGGCTCGTTACCGGACCCGCTACGCAGGCGGTGAACATCACCAGCAACGCCACCATGAATGCCCTCTCGGTACTGGGGGAGAAGATGATCCTCGCCCCGATCATCGAGGCGGCAGCAGCGCCACTGCAAGGCAGGGAAAGGGAGAAGTTCTTCGGTACTGCTGTGGCTATCATGGAGGGGTACAAGTTCGCCTTCTCCAGGGACAATGGCCTGGCTGCCTTCGATACCTTGGCCAGACAACTCACAGATGTAGTCAAGTTCAGAGAGATGCGGTGGAGCAGGTCTCCTCTGATCCCCGCTGGGGCCAAGATGGAGGATTACCGTTCTCTGCCTACTCCTGCGTGGGTGCCAGAGTGGATCGTGCAGCTTCTGGCATCCGGGTACAAGACCCTCAATGCCTTTGACGACTTCTTCAAGGCCATCTTTGCAGGACCCGAACTCTACGCTAGGCGGTATGAGGCTGCCAGGAAGGCTGGGAGATCTCATGCCGACTCTCTGGTCCAGATGAGATCGGATGTGGTGGATATCGTCAATGTCTTGAATGGGACTACTACCAATGAGAAGTCTCTGGAATACTTCAAGAATAACTATGCGGTAGACTCCAAGGCAGCCGTAGATGCCGCTCTCAGAGGGACATTCCAGAGGAGGTTGGATAGCCAGTTCAGCAAGGGAATCCAGAAGATCGCACAGAATAACCCCCTTGGGATGTTGCTCATCCCCTTCTATCGTACCCCCGTCAACATCTTCAAGGAGGGTGCCTACCGACTTCCCCTTGTCAGTGTCCCCTATACCATGTTCTCCAAGCGGGTACAGGCCATGAGCCGAGGGGAGCGGGCTGAGGAATACGCCAAGGCTCTCGCGGGGACCATCCTTGGAGCATTGGTAGTCGCTGGGATGCTGGAGTACGCCGACGATGACGAGGATGAGTCGATCAAGGAGAGAGTCCACATTACTGGTGGTCCTCCCAGCGATCCCAAGTTGAAGGCTAACTGGGAGAGGATGGGGAAGCAGGCATACTCCGTGTGGTTCCCCAGCATGGGAGCATACGTAGACTACAGTCGTATCGAGCCCATCGCTACGATCTTCGGGTTCGCTGCGGACTTGGCCAAGATCATGCACGCCAACAAGAAAGGGGACATCAAGGATGCCAAAGCCCTGACCAACATGGTTGCCCACTCGGTAGCCGAGGTCTTGTTCAACAAGACCTTTGTCTACGGGCTGGCAGGGGCCTTCGGGGCTCTCCAGGATGAGTCTAGGCTCAAGTCCTACCTCTCCAACATGGAGGCATCCTTCATCCCCATGTCAGGAGCGGTCAGGGCCATGACCAGGACCATAGATCCTGTCTACCGGGAGTCCGATCCTTGGGACCTGACAGCGATTGCAGCCAACCTTCCAGTCGCATCTTGGTCTCGCCCTGAGCAACTCACCGCCACTGGGGAGCCCAGGATGAGAACCACAAGTGGGGCAGCCAACCTGTTCCCCGCTCGCATCACCAAGGGACGCCCCGCTGCGGAGACTGTAGCTGAGAGGGAGTTTAATCGCTTGCAGTACGTCCCCCCTCGTCCCCGGGCTAAGATGGAGTTCGGGGGAGAGTTGATCCGGTTTACCACGGAGCAGCGGCAGAAGATCGCCGAGAGACGCCAGCAGACCATCAAGCTGCTGGGGACCCGCGTATTCCCCACGGTCCAGTACCAGATGCTCCCGGATGACAGCAAGGAGAACGAGCAGTATCAGCGGTTGGTGGCTGCCGGAGTCCCCGAGAGGGACATCCTCACCAAGCGGAAGTTGATCGGGCAGATCATCGACAAGTACGAGGGACCCCTCATCAAGAATATCCAACGCATAAACAAGGGGCAGAAGGCCCAGGAGTGGAGGGAGCGTTATGGCCTTGGGACGTAGGAGACCCCCTCCAGTACCCCCCATCAAGCAGATCCTGGGGAGATCCAAGGACCCCGATCTGCGTCGGGCTGGGGCCAAGTTGGAGGAGTTCCTCAAGTATTCCGGTAGGGCACAATATCTGGGGTTGCCCCCGGACCACACCCACTCCAGTAGTGGTAGTGGTGGTACAATCCCTGTGACGGCGTATGAGCAGGCAGAGTTGATCGGGTGGATGGCTTGGATGAAGGCGGATGAGGCAGGACTATGACCTTGACCCTTAAGTCCTTCACTGGTGGGCAGTTACCAGGTTCCAAGGGGACCCTCTACACGGTGCCCGCTGGGTCCACGGTCTCCCTTCGAGTCTCCCTAGTCAACACCTCCACTTCCGATGTCAAGGTGAACCTCTACGCCAGTGGAGGTTATCGGTTCATCCCCAAGGACATGGTCCTCTCCGCAGGGGATGCCCACTATACCGACTCCTACGAGATGGAGGATGGAGACAACCTGGAGGGGGATGCCACCATGTCAGGAGTGGTAGACTACCTCGTCAGGGGGTTGGTTAGGACATGAGCAAGACGGTCAACAAGGATGGGGAGATCAAGGTAACCAAGACAGACGTGTCGGAACTTGAGACCACGACTCGTAGTACCGAGGAACTCCTCGAACTTCTCCTCCAGGAGGCGTACAAGATCAATCTCCAACTGTCGGAGATTACGGGAGAAGTGTTCGATGATGAAGACGTATAACAGGAGGTTCATGCCATGAGAATTACTGGTGTAGTGGGGGCTCCAAGCAAGGCCCTCGGGACGGGGACCGAGGAGAACCTCCGACTTGTCCCTGTTGGTGGGTTGGCGATATCGACCGTATCGAGCAAGTATTCAGAGTCGGTCCGGCTGGGCAGGGTCTGGAGCGCGCAGACCGCCGTCACGGGGGTTGCTCCTGGGACCGCCATCGGGACCACCGCAGCATTTACGCTCTACAACCCGAAGAACAGTGGAGTCCATCTTGCGATTCTGCGTACAACTATGGGATACGTCAGCGGGACCCTCGGGGCTGGGACCATCTTCTACGTAGCAAACGTCGATTCTGCGGCTGCGGCGGTCACCGGGACTGCTATTGTCCCCGTGAACCGCCTCCTCGGGAATGGTGCGTCGGCTACCGGCAAGGCATTCACGACCGCAACCCTTCCCGCCACTCCAACAATTGTCGGTACACTATGGTCTTTGCAGGCATCGCTGGCCACGACTGCGGTAGCTCCATGGATGGCCGCTCACGATGTTGAGGGGGCTATCCTCATCTCGGCAGGGTGTGCCCTCTCCCTTGAGGCAGTTGCCGCAGCGGGGACTACTCCATTGGTCGTCTATGGGATGGTCTGGGAAGAGGTCCCAGCCGAATAGCCCAGTCCATGTCTTCCACAGAGACTGAGTCTACTCAGTACAAGGAGGATTAATGCCACAAGCAGTGGCTGTTCGTCTACCTTACGCATCCAAGGTATCTCTGGTTCCAGCCGGTTGTTTCCATTGGCCCCACACCGACGAGGAGATCCTGGCAGCGTGGATCTCCCGAGTGAAGGAGCCAAACACCTATACCTTCCTGCTGGGGGATACCTTTGACTTTGCACGAGGCAAGCTTCGTAAGCACATCCATGCGTACGCAGGAGACACCAACTCCCTACAGTCCATTGATGAGATGGTCAAGTCCGATATCGGGAGGTTGGCAGTCCGCTTGGAGCCCATCAAGGATCGCATCTTGGGGGTCGTGGAGGGCAACCACAAGTGGCTGTTCCAGGATGGCATCACCAGCGAGCAGTACCTGTGCCAACGGTTGAAGTTGCCTTACCTTGGGGACATGGGAATACTCAGACTGGGATTCGCGGATGGCCCCAAGTCTGGGGTACGCTGCGTCATAGTCTATCTCCATCACAGTGGAGGTACTAGTGGTGGCAGGACTCATGGAGGGGACTTGAACGCCCTCGTCAGGCAACAGGATGTCCTGGACGCAGATGTCTATATCCTGGCCCACACCCATGATACCTACGCCAAGGTTGTCCCACGGTGGAGAGTTACCAAGGTCGGAGAACCCAAGGTGCTGGAGAGAGATAGGGCCTTCATCCGTGCGGGGTGTTTCGCCAAGGAACTACCCTACGCCATAGAGAAGGCATACCCCCCTCGCAAACATGGATGGGTGGACACCGAGATTCACTTTCATAGAGATAGTAGGGGGGATACTAGGGATCTCAGACTCTCTGTGAGGTTCTGATGAAGAGATTACCTCCACTCCCCAATAAGATCACCTTCCGATTCAGCAGGAGGGTGTATAGTACCAACATTCTAGTAGTTCCAAGGAATGAAGTCTATGCAGCCGTGGGAGGATTGCCAACTCCCTGTGACCACTGTGGGAAGCTTCAAGCTCCAGACCCTGATGCAGTTGGGAAAGGAAGGGAACTTGGAGGTTGTTTCACCATGATTGATGGGCAACAGACCATTTTGATCTCTGCTAGTCTTAGTCACGCTGCCCAGTGGGATATCATGGAGCACGAGTTGGATCATGCTTGGAACGATGCCAAGCTAGATTTCAGGTACGACTCTGGGATGGGGAGGATCTAATTCCTCCCTACATTCCTCATCCAGCCACATCTCCGCTAACTCCAGGAACATCCACTTGGGGACATCCACCGTTCCTGCCTCTCCCAACCCATGGGTGTAGCGGATGTAGGAGATGAGTTCAGCCAGATCCATCAGGCCCAGTCCGACGGTAGGGACGATGTACATCTGGCTCTTTGCATCATCCTCTGGTAGTAATCGGTGGATCTTAGTCTAACTGTCCTTGGGGAGTGAGGGAATAACTCATCGTGGTTGTACTGCCAAGATAGGCCCACCATGAGTCTCATGGCCTCGCTGGCCATGTAGGGAGAGTTGCCTGTATAGGTATCTACAAGCAGGTGTCCCCTACCCTCATCATCCTCCTCGTCATCCATGAAGGGCTTCCTTGACCTTCTCGATGACCTCTTCAGTGCTCCACCAACCAGCGGAGTGGAGGAGGGCTAGGAGGATCTCATCGTCCAGCAGTGAGCAAAGGTTTGGTACAAAGGACGCCTCATGCTGGTGGGAACTGGCTGCCAATGAGACAATTGCATCCCTTACTCGGTCTAGCTTGACTGGGTTGTAGCTCATCTAGCATATCCTCAATTTAACGACGTTATTCCAACAGCCGCAGCGCTGGGATCGCAAAGATAGCCCACGCAAGCACAATGGCCACCAATCCTACGGGAACGGGCATGTGCATGTCATTCATGGTATATCCAGCCTCAAGGCCCGCTACCAACGACATAGCAGCAAGGAACAACGCCAGTACCAGCTTCGCCATCTCTTTCATGTCCCCTCCATCCCAACTCATTTGGTTCCCCCTACAGGACTCGAACCTGTCCCCCAGCTTTATAAGAACTGGATGCTAGCCCCTACACTTAGGGGGCATCTAGTAGTTCCTCGGCTGCATAGATCCCCTAACCCATATCTTGAGTCTAGCAGCGGTATCGAATACCGGGATTCCCAGATCCCCAGCCCTGGCGATCTCTGCCCTAGCTCCGGGGGAGGATTGCCAAGTTGGGACAGTCAGCACAGCGTCGCATCTGCGTAGGATCTCCAAGTATCCATTCAGCCATTCCTCGCTTCTGAGTACCCCATGGAAGTGCCTGGTATTGGTGTGTGGGCAGATTGCTGCTGCTCCCATCTCCCATACCTGGAGGGACAGTTCCTCAGCCTTGCGGATGTTCTTTTCCACTTCCCACGCATTACCCCCATTGAAGGGGCCTGCGATGTAGATTACTTTCATCCCCCATACCTCCAAGGGTCTCTCATCTGTCTGCGTTCCTAGGTTACTGCCATGACCAGTGTGTAACCGGAGAGGATGAGAAGGGTATAGCCGAGGATTATAAGGAACCAGTTGGTCCCGCAATGTCTCATGTACAATCTCCTAAAGGTGGTAGCGGGAGAAGGAATCGAACCTTCCTCGCACCGGGTATGGGCCGGTCGTCAACACCAGTTGGTCCCGCAATTGGTGCCAAGCGATGGGAAGTACCATTCTTACCAACCCCTCGGTAGACTTGGCGTAGTTCCCCATGGCCTATCCCCTTGAGCCAGCCTGCCATGGGGATCAGTGGCTGGTGTAGGGTACTATCAGGATACATCAACCTGCCCCTTCGGTTGCTCATCATTGAAGATCGTTTTCTTGAACAGGTATCCAGATGCCTTGTGGAAGATGACCACCCCTTCTGGGTTATGATAGCCGGGAGCGGCGAAGGAGCCCTCTAGCTGGAGTTTCTCAAGTGTGCCGTTGATAGCATCCATGAGGAAGGGTCCTTGGTATAGGACTGGGACCACCTCACAGCAGGTGGGTCTATCGGGGTTATCCGCCCACTTGGTTACATTGAACAGGGAGAACCGCTTCTCCTTCAGCCCGTATCCCCGGTTGATCTTCTGCCCCCACCATTCCCCGAAGTGGTGTCCCTTCCCGAGTTTCAGGAGTTCGCCTGCGTTGCAGTAGGCCCACGCAGCGAATCCATGGTTATCGTTCTCGGGGAAGATCCATCTAGTTCTAGACCCCACCAGGAATGGCACCACCTTACCCGACTCCAAGGTAATGGGTGATAGATCCTCGGAGATATAGATACACCCGTTCGTACCGTCGATCTTCTCGGTAACGACGATATCCCTGGATAGCCTGGGGATCTTTCTGAACTCGACAAACTCAATCATAGCCACTCCGAATCTAGGTTCCTAGTCTGGATTTGTCAACTCCTATCCGCCATGGACCCCTTGGTCTTTGCCCGGAAGAAGGTAGTGGTGGAAGACCCCCGACTCCTGGCGTAGTCTGCGATCCCCGCCGACATGATGATCCCCCCCTCTCGGGTCCCCTTGGCGTCGGAGTGGTAGGCCAGAACGTTCTGCGGGGGGATCTTCAGATCGTGGGAGATGTCCTCAAGATTCTGGTTGGCACCCATATATACGAAGGTCCACCTTCCCGTGGTCTTGAGACGCTGGATACGCTCTACCACATCTCCCTTGCTGGACACGGACATGTTCTCGTAGCCATCGGTTATGATGACCACCAGGACCGGGGTATCGGTGACTTCCTTGGACAGGGAGTCCAGATGGGTGCAGATGGAGTCGTAGAGGGCGGTTGTCCCTGTAGGTACGTAGTCCTCGGCAGTAAGAGGTTTGATCTCGGAGACCGGCTTCCTCCATAGTACGATCTTGTCGTCTCCTGGGTTATTGAACAGCACTAGCGAGATCCTCGCGTCCTGGTCCTTGGACTCCTTCTCGATGACCTGGACCTGCTCGTTGAAGTTACCGATGGTCTGGTCCTTGATAGCCAACATAGAGCCACTGGTGTCAAGGATGATTAGATAGTCGGTCTGGGTCACTTGTTACCTCCCTTCCTCGAATGCAACATTGGCTTCGACTTGTCCTTGAGATGTGCGATCAGTGCCTTGACTGCGGCGACCTTCGGGTCTGCATCGTGATGCACCTTCCCATCCGGGGCCATGGAGCAGACACCATTGGGCAGGAAGTAGCGCCACCCTCCCCCTGACCACAGCAGGTCGATGTGGTACTTCTCAATCAGGGGGCCAATGGCGGACCACCACTTGCTGAATAAGGGGATTCGCAAATGCTCCTCCTCCTCCACTACTTCATAGCCGAATTCTTCAGAGTATCCCGTCATGACCACATCGCTAGGAGGAATCCCCCAGTAACGAGTACGCGAGCCAGGATAGCGCGCGATGTCTCTCCACCCCAGCAGTTCCGCAAGCTGCACGTCGAGGGGGCGGGTCATTTCGATGCCTCCACCCCACCGTGTTCCCTCTCGATGTAGATGTTGCCCTCGTTTCGTAGTTCCAACCACTCATGCCAATGGCAATCCGATCCGAGGCAGGTGTTGTTCCTTGCCTCCTCGAATCGGTCCAGCACAGCCTTGATGTCCTCGTCGGTTGGAGTCTCCCTCCCGTGGGACCTAGCCTCGTTGAGCGCCAGTAGCAGGACGAGTGTCTCATGTCGGTCTGTACCTGGGGTGAGGGCCTCCGTGATGTTCTTGGCGAGGTCGTCCTCCTTGTTTATGCAGTCCAACTTCACCTCCTTCCTTGTGCGGTGGAGTAGGAACTGGTGGAACAAACCGAACAAACCCATTTCTACCAACAAGATGGCGCAGATGAGCAGAATCCAATTACTTAGTCGGTCCATGCATCCCCCCATCGAATCCACCAGGACCATTGGTCTTGTCCCAGTACGCCTTGGACCGCCCCCACTTCCAGAAAGCGAGTGCTGCTGAGGCGACAGTCCAAGCTCTACTCAACAGTTCAACCCACTCACCTTGCGTCTTCGGTAACTTGACCTTGGCCATGTCATATCTCCTTGCTATGATTCAACTTCTAGATCCAAGCCCAACCGTCTACGTACACGCTCGTATAACTGCTTCGGTACGCGGGATCGCTCCCGGGTCGTATGCTCACACAGGGAGATCCCAAGGGCACGTCTGTTAGCCCGATCAATGGCTCTCCCATGGTGCTCCTCGCGGGCTTGCAGTCGAGTGAGCACTACAGTCAGATCCCCCTCGGGATTGCGTGGGATGGGAAAGAGCCAACGCCAGAGGTGGATCATCTCGCGATGTCCTCAGCCTTATGGATTGTCTCCCCCTTCGTCTCCGCGTCCAGGCAGTCGGCTTCCCACCTGAAACCACATAGGCAACGCATGTCGAGGTGTTCGTCGGTGCGATCATGGACCCTTCCCTCCTTACCACCACCACTAGGAATGTAGCAGACGCCGTTGGACTCCTGCCCGCACTTCGGACAGCGACGGTCAACCTGGCGTGGGACCCACTGGGTTGGGATGCTCCACGGGTACGAGGGAGGACCGTAGGCTCGTTGCTGTGCTGCCAGCAACTCCACCCTGTTCCACACACCGCGACTCTCCGGTTCTGGTGCTTCGTCCTCGCATTGGGATCCACGCGTATTCGGACCATACTCGGTGAAGCACTCCGGGCATAGGTACTCGCACTCAACGGACACCCTTCCGCACCGGGCGCAGTGGTTCGGGGCTGCTGTGGTCTCGCTCATTTCAGGGCCTCCTTCGTCTCGTCCACCGCACAGCGCAGACTCCACACGTCCCGCACGATGTCAAACGACTGCATGAAGTCGCTTGGCTCCTGGCCGTCGAGGGCCTGCTTGCATGCATCTACCTGTGCCAACAGTGCACACAGGTAGCGTTCGCGGTCAGCTCGTTCCTTCACTTTAGAGCCTCCTCGATCTCGCGAGTCAACTTACACGAGGCACACCAACAATCGCCACCTCCGGCAGGGATGCAAGCCTTCTTCAGGTCCAGTACCCGCCGCAGTAGCCCCTCCAGCTTGGCGATGCGCTCACGAAGTTGGCTCGAAGAATCCCTGGAGAGTAGTTCCCAGCTACTTGCCTTCTCAGTCACGACCTCACCTCCGCCCACCCTCCGCAGCATTTCTCCAAGACCTCCTCCATCTCGACGTCGTCGAGGTGTACACCGGCCCGGTACACCTCGTCTAAGTGGGTGCGTGCCGCTGTAAGCGATTCTTTGATGCGCGCGTGTTCTCGCTCTAAGTACAGCAGGTTCGAGACCGCGATCCGCAAGTCGAGGTAGGATCTCAGTGCTCGGTCAACCTTGGACTGCTTCATCCCTTCACCTCCGCGTCGATGCACTCGGGGAGGCGCACCATGCCGGTGATGAGGCTCCCGAAGAGTTTGCAGTAATGCCCGTCTTCGCCGTGCCCGCGGATGAACGTGCAGAACGCCCCGCAGCGTGTCTCTGTAGCCCACACCGCGACGGGCGCCTTGAGGGTGCGTGTCGAGAAGTCGGATTCCTTAGTCACTTCTCCCCCCTCCGCGCGTAGATCCGCAGGCGGAACTTACTTCCCAGATACTGACTCCTGCACGTCCTCAGCTTCACCCGGATCTCCCATCTGGTAAAGCCGGTGCTTGCGGTGGGCCTCCACACCCCGTCCCAGCACTTCATCTCGACCACCCACAGGTACGGCTTGGTCTTCTTCATTTCGCCTCCTTGCATCGTGTTCCCCCGCTCTACCCAAACTTGACCACCTCATTGGCGGCGGCGGCTCTCGCCAGCCCGTCTCTAAACCGTTTACAGGCAGGAAGGAAACCATCGTAGTCCGCCCGCGCGCTTCCACCGCGCATGGTACCTGGATCGGGCTTGCCCTCATACCCCTTGATGATCTCGTCCAGCCTCGCTGCTATCAGCGCTGCATCTACTGGAGAGATGTCCCCGTCGCAGTCGGAGTGCCTCAGCAGTTTGTGGATGGGGTCTGGGCGGAGCACCTCCCACTTCGTCCCGTAACCTTTACGGGGGTTGCCTTGTTCTTCAAAGCCCTCCATGGTCTCAAGGTTGATTCCGAGGATGCGCGCTAACGTACATCTCCAGCGGTGGAAGGCGGAGTATGGTCCTCTCCAGCAATCGTGGCTAACGTAGAGTCCCATCACGACCTCCCATAGTTCATGGCTTCGCCTCCTTGCACGTCTTGGCATGCCTGCGTGCCCCACGAAGCATCGAATCGTCGCAGGTGTACTTCTTGGTCCATCCACAAGGGCAACTCGTGGTCCACGGCTGCTGCACATCGAACCCAACTCGGAACGAGAACTTCACTCGGGTCTTTGGTTTCACTTCGCCTCCTTGCAGGCCCAGTTGGAGTCGCAGGTCCACTCCCGCCTCGTGCAGTGGTTGGTAAGCAGCTTCAGCACGTCGCCAGCACGGCTCACGTTGCCCGGGGCGAGACACGCAGTCACCCAGAAGTCGGGAGACGATGGCTCGACGCGAATCGTGAATGCATTCCCCTCCTCCTGCCCAACCACGGTGCCAGGGCTCGCCGTGAAGGTAAGCCGCAGCGCGTCAGGCCCCGTGTCTGGCGACTCGCACCAACGACCCAAGCAGTTGACTTGGTAGTTGGTCCTGGTCCTGTCTTGCACGTTCGGCCCCGAGTCGCAGGGGTAGCCGTGGGCGGTGCCAAATCCCTGGGTCGAGTCCACACGGCACACCACCTTGCCGTTACGCCCTACATGGCAGGAGATGCCGGCAGCCAGCCGGATACGCGCGGCCGGGCATGTCTCAGGCGTCGGGCTTGGGATGGGCGTGGCACTCGGCGCTGGGGTCGCGGCTGGCATCGGAGTCGGCTGGGGCTCCGCGCACGGAACAGCCCACTGCGGAGGGCACCAACCGTGCCAGGACCACCCTAGGGGACCAGAGATCAGGGTCCCGCCGCGCACCCGGCGCCCGTAGGCATCGGAGCACCACTGCTCGGCCTGGGGGTCGTCGTACTCGCAGAGCAGGCCCTTGCGCAGGGAGAAACCCCGCCCGAGCCTCTCCGGCCAGTGCCAGCAGGAGGTGTCGTCGATGGGAGTGCCCAGGTCCTCGGCGTCGCAGCGCATGTTCGGGCGCAGGCTCGGCCCAGGACGCCCACTCCGCCAGCCGCAGGCCGAGGCTGCCACGCACACAGGCACGTCCCCGACCGTCACGGGGACGAATCCCAAGGGACAGGGAGGGGCTTTGACCGGCACGGGCTCGGCCGGCATCTGCCTCCCGCAGACGGTCTCGGGCGTCGGGGCGGGGACTGCCGGAGTCGGAGTTGGACTCGCTGACGGCGTGGCCTCCGGCTCCGGTGTCCCCATTGGGGTCGGCGTGGGAGTAGCCTCGGGCGTCGGCTCGGGGCTGGGGGATGGACTGGGCGTCGGAGATGGTTCTGGGGTCGGCTCCGGCGTGGGCTCAGCACGGCAGATCACTTGGCCATCTGGGCTGATTTCTGGGTACATACCATCTGGGCAGCAGCCACGAAGGCCCAGAATCAGGACGGATGACAGGATCAGGACTCGCATGATTCCTCCTCCTCAACGGGCTCGTACGTCCGATAGAAGTCGTCCGACTCTACTTTCGCTAGCCCCCCCGTCATCCTCCAGGACAATCCAGTCACCAAGTTCGGCGCAGACGCAGCCGTGGTGTCCCTTTGCGTTGAAGAAAGCACAACGCCCCTTGGGGTCATAGACTACACCTGGGAGGTGTAGCTCGCTGGGGTGAGAGGCATCAAGCACCACGCTGGTCAACTGCACCGCCTCTACCACGACCGGCTTCTTGCGGAACTTCATGATTCCTCCTCAAACTCCAGTTCAACATCAACCTCCATGGGAATCAGCCCCCACAGGTCCAAGTTCTTGGTCTGGTACTTCCGGTCCAGCTTCTCTCGGTATGCTTCCCCGCGCTCTTGTGAGGAGAACGCCCCAAGCGGAAGACCTACGTTGTCGCAGACTAGGTAGACGGTGGTCATAGTCTACCTCACCAATCCTTCACCGCCATCGGAGCAAAGGAAACGTGGAACTGCGTATCGCACATCCCACATCTGAAGGGTGCGTGGCGGTTCACGTCCAGAAGCACCTCGAATGGCGCGTCTGCCAAGGCGTACTCCGCCAACTCACACGGACCGCTCTTGGTCTGCGCCGGGTAATTCTCTCCGCAGGCTGGGCACGGGACTAACACGGTGTCGTAGAGCCCCATATTCTACCTTTCCTCCTCTTTCTGCCAGTGGCCGTTAATCTGCACCTCGATACGAAGATTCTCTGGGGCCATTGCTTTGTCTGTATGCTCCTCGGCCAGGGCAACTCGCCCAAGGGTCCGGGCGGTCTCCATCTTGTGCCAGCGCTTCCACTCGGGAGTTTCCAGAAGGCGGCGGAAGGCGTTCACCTTGTTCTGCGCCTGGTCCCTGGAGTCTCTGGCTTCTCCTCGCGCCCCGCTGGGCTCGTGGATGAGGCGGACCCCGGACGAGACCTTGTTCTGGTTCTGTCCACCCTTTCCGCCGGAGCGGAAGGTCTGGATGGTGAAGTCCTTTTTGGTAACGCTGAAGAGAAGCTTCTTCACCTCACCACCTCCTTTACCGCGTCTTCCTGAGCTGGGCCAGCACCCTGGTCAAGTCCATGCTGGCACGACGGCAGGCCGAAGTCTGCGCTGTCCCGGTAATAGGCCCTGTCTCCTTCTTGCACTTCAGGGTGGCCAGAACGATTCTCGCCGCGTACTTGAACCTGTCGGCCTCGGTGATGGCCAACTCAAGCATCGTCGTATTCATCATGAGTACCACCTCGGGACGTTCTCGAATGCTTCCCGAATCTCCTCGTCGCCGATGTAATCCAGCAATGCCGTGTCCGCTTCCCTGTGCCCCGTCACCGGGTCTTCATCCGAAAGCCGACGAAGGATCTCTAGCAACTCCTGTTTTGTCATCCCTTCCTCCCGATCTCCCGAGCCCGGCGCTCGCACCAGCGGGCGAGCCAGATGTAGGCATCTACTCTAGCCCCGATGGCGACCGACGCCGTCAGCGTACGTGCTGAGGCCAAGGGCATCTTGGCCGCTGTCTGCCGCGCCATCCTTCTCGCCCTCCGCGCCGCCGCCCACAGGCCGCAGCGCTTGCCTCGCTGGAATCCAAGCAGCATCAAGCCGGACAACGGCCCACCATTTGGCTCCTGATCGGGTTCGCTGCTTGGCAGGACGATCCGCTTGCCTCGGGCGTAGGGGGTCATAGAGAAGGGTCTCCACCCAGGATGGCCACGTCTCGTGCGTTGAATGGCTCGGAGCGCTTGAACTTGAAGTTCCTGGAGTTGTACTTCTTCAGACACCGGATAGAGCATACAGCCATGTTCCCGTCGGAGACCGACAGCCCGATTTCGATGCGCTTCCGCAAGCGCTCACCGCACACGCGGCAGTAGGGATCGTTCTTCACTTCTCTACCTCCACGACGTCTACCTCTACCAGCCTCCAGTACCTGCGCTGTGCCCGCTTGATAAGCGCCCTGGTACTTACTCCCTGCCATTCGGAAGCCCAGGGCTCGCGGCACGAGTCCAACGCCACCAGCCACGCGCCGACCGGTCTACGCCCGACCGAGTGCTTGATGAGTCCGGCTGGCGTCTTGATCGCGTAGAGCTTCATCCCCGTCCCTCCTCCTCCACTGCTTTCTTGTACACGTAGTACGCAGTACGAAGATCCTCTTCTGCCTCGTTCTGGCTTCTGCGGGCCTGGTCGTACACACGCTGAGCGTTGAGCAGTGTGGATACCGCGCAAGCCAGTCCTCGGAAGGCGTCAGCCTTGGCTACAGTCATCCGCGTCCCTCCAGCTTCTCCGGTCGTAGCGGTGGACCCTTCTTGATGAGCAGCGTGGCCTTGAACACGGATGTGGCACCTCGTCCATAGTCACTGGCGGCTCGCTCTGCAACATCCTCTGCGCGTTCCATAGCAGAAGCTAGTTCTGTGTTGAATTCCAGGATTGCATCACGGTCTCGGGTGTGCCGGACGACGACGAACCCCTCGTGTTTGCGTGCGAACGGAAGATCAGGATAGGGTCCCTTGACTGTGTAGAACGTAACGCGCTGCTTCATCTCCCTGTCCCCTCCAGCTTCTCGCGGAGATGCTTGAGTGCTGATAGGCTGGCATTCTGCTCTGTGTCCAACACCGAGAGCACCTCCCGCGCCGCCTGGATCGTCTCCAGCGCCCAGGCGATGTCCTCCAGCATGGGACCCCGCCACAGGTAGTCTCTGGTTTTAGCCACGGGCGTGTTCTCGCCCACAGCTTCGAGCAGACGTTCCTCGGGGGTCATCATCGGTACCTCTTCATCAGAATCCCAAAGGTCTCAACGCGGTACTGGGGGTTCCCGCGAGCGAGCTTGTCGGCGGCATCCTCGGGATCTTCGTGGTCCCAGGGAGCAAAGGTCTCGACTACAAGTCCGATGTCATTGTAGACTGCATAGACGTTGATAGTCGGTTTCTCCAGCATGTACAATTTCCCCACGGCTTCCTTCTTCACGGATTCACCTCTTTCAGCAGAATCTCAAAGGTTTTGACCTGCCACTCCTTGACCCGACACTTTTTATAGCCATACTCATATGCTGCATACATTGGGTCCTTGTAGTCCCAGGGGGTGAACGTCTTAACCGGGAATCCGCTAGCGTCGCAGATTGCATAGATCAAAAGCCCAAGGTACTGCATAGCTTTCTTCTTTGGTGGTGTTGGTAAACCCTTATTCCCTCTCAACCCTGTCCTCCTTCTCCCTCTTCTTCCGCTTCTGCTCCTCTTCCCGTTGCTGCTTCTTCTGCATCCTCTCCTCCCATGCGGAGAGTTTCTCGTTCAGGGTCTTGTCTTCTGACATGATCTACTCCTACCACATTTTGATCTTGTTGAATGCTTCCTCTATTTCGGGGTCATCCAGGTAAGTAAGCAAGGAAGCAATTGCATCCGAAGTATTACTCTCAGGATCGTAAGAAGTCTTTGCTAACTTACGGAGGGTAGATAGTAGTTTCCCCCTACGGTCTTCCTTATGTTTTGCCCTAGCTAACCTGTCCACCACCATCCCCTCCCTTCATCTTCTCTTCTCCAACAATCTATAAGTGGAATCTACGGTCCACCCCCTGGGTTGTCAAGGTATTTCTCCATCTTGTCCCAACTATTTCCAACCTTGGTCTCCACGTTGATAACGAGACCATCAAGTTGGGGCACCGGAGACTCCATGATCCTGGTAGCCTTGGCTACCAGGGCCGGGACCACTGCCTCTGGGGCCTCGAACAACACGGAGTCATGGATCAAGGCCCTGATCGGAGTACGTCCCTCATCCATGTCTCCCAGATAGTCGCCATCTCCCCGGTCCATCATCCTGAGACAAGCCTCGGCCAAGACCCCAAAGGCGGCAGACTGGGCTGGGAACGCCACGCACCTCTTGGCATCGTCTCCCCAGATGAGCCTCCCATTAATGTCGGTCCGGGAAACCTCCCAGAAGTAGTGCTTAAATTTGAATGGATGGTTGTCTCCCCCAATATATCCGCTGGCAGCGGCGGTGTCTCGTAACTCCCGATGCCACCCGTGGATCTTGGGGCAGAGATCGAAGTATCCCTGCTGGACCTTGGTGGCAGCGTTGACGGACTTGAAGGTATCTGGGTAGTTGGCATGCATCCCGAAGGGGGACATCCCATAGTTTGAGCCATGCACGCAACGTTTGGACATGTCGTACTCGAGGGGATGAGCTGCTTTGATCTTCTTCAGATAGGCCCTGAGGGTCTCGTCGTCCCAGGATAGGTCCGCTGGCTTACCCACTAGAGAGGCGGTCAGGAATGCATGGACTCCGATCTTGGCCAACCTGATATAGTCGGGGTCCTTCATAAACCAACCCACCAGGACAGCCTCGATACCTGAGTAATCCACCTCTACCAGCAGTTTCCCCGGGGCAGCCACCACGCAACGTCTGAACCCAGCAGCGAAGGAGTCTTCCCCATTCTTGTCCGCCACGACGTTCTGTAGATTGGGGTTGACGCAGGATAGTCGCATCGTGGAGGGCTTGTGCAGGAAACTGGGGTGGACCCTCCCATCCCTGAGTCTAGCCCTCGTCCCATCCACATAGGTCCCCTTGATCTTATCCACCGCACGGTAATCGAGGATGTCCCCGAAGATGGGATCTACCCGGACCAGCTTCTCCAGGGTCTTCTTGTCGGTGGAGGGCTTGGAGGTTTTCTTCTTCTTCCCACCCTTGCCACCCTTCACCCCAATGTGGCTCATGTAGGCCAGGATCTGGTCGGAAGAGGATGGGTTGAACTCCTCTTCTAGGACCCAACGCTTCACCATAACCTCTGCCTTGGAGACATTGGGAGTCTTGGTCTTGTCCTTGCATCGGTGCTTAACTGATACATCTATAGCGGAGCAGGATAGACATACCTTGGTGGTGTCCTTGATCTCCCTCTGCTCCGCCCCCGCTGGGATTACCTTTGGCTTCTTCTTCCAGACCTTGGTGTTGAGGACGGATCTGGGGACCTTGGCTCTGATGTCATCCAGCTTGGCGGTGTACTTCTGCTCCAACTCCTTTCCAAACTCCTCCAGAGCTACTACGTCGATCCCTAGACCTACTCTCTCTGCTGGGTTGAGCACGATCTCATCCAGCATGTGGCAGTAGCGATAGTAGACATCCCACCTACCCTCATCTTGGAGATCCCTTGCTACTCCTTGTGCCACTCTCAGGGTCTGAACCGCGTCCAGTGCCGCGTAGAGTCCAGGCTTGCTGCTTGATAGGTGCTTCCATGCCCCATACGATGAGTACATGGGGGCCACGAAGCCGAGACTTCTAGGGAGATCGCTCTGGAGCACATGCCACATGTCCATGGCGTCCAAGGCAGGGGAGCGGACCGGGACTCCCGCTGCCTCCAAGTGGGTCATGTCGAACCGGCGGTTCCAGAGGATCTTGACTCCATTGCCTTGGAGTAAAGTCTGTATGTAGGGAATATAGGGGGGAGTCCATGGAACCGTAACCCCCTCATCGGTCCTGTAACTGAAGTTTATCCTGGTGATACTGGCTAGAGACCCATCCCAGTCCTCCTCGTCTGCGGAACTCCTCGGAGTCTCGATATCGACTGCCAGCCAAACGTCCCGGTTCCCTGAGACCCCCATGTACCCATCAACCCACCCTCCAAATAGCTCTGGAGATGGGTCGATCAAGCACCTGGCGTAGGTCTCGTAGGGGGGAGCCCCTGTCTCCATGAACGATCTTGCTACCGAGAGATCATGGAGGAACACTTGGGCCAGCTTCATGTTCCCATGTAGTAGGTAGGCCGGATGATAGGTATAGACGAATGCCCTATCTCCCTCCATAGTATGGGTCCCATGCCAGTAGTCGGCGGAATACTCCTTGGGCTCGACTCCACCGATGACCCTGGCAGCGGTGGCTCCCAACAGAAGGACTACCGAATGTCCCTCCCCTAGAGTACCCTTCCAGTTACGGGTGCAGTGATAGATGGCCGATCTCTCCCAAGGAGCCCCAACGAGCCAATCCTTGGGAGGCTGGCATCGGATGCAGTTGTCTACCCTGACATCCTCCCGCTTGATCCCCAGTTCCCGCAGGGATCTATCAAGGAGATGCCCGGCAGGGCCGACGAAGGGCTTTCCCTCCAACGCTTCGGCCCTGCCAAGGGCCTCCCCGAAGATGACCAACTTGGAGTCTACCGGCCCACTGGCCGGGGCATAGCCAGTCCCCTTCTCCCACAAGGGACATCCCGAGCAGGAGTCGGGCTTGGGGAGCATTACGCCTTTCGGAAGTTGTCGAACTGGGAGAATGCTCTCAGGACCGCTCCACACTTGCAGGAGAACCGCTCTGCGAATTTGCCCTCAACCTGGGGGATCGGGAACACTTCCGTCCCGTCCCGCTTCTTGTAGCCACGGTCCGCGTAGCGACGCCCGCAACCGTGCTTCCCGGAGATCTGCTCCCCGTTCTCGTCGTAGATGTTAGCATTGGAGTTGCAGTTGGCGGTCCAGCCATGACGAGCCCGGAACTTGCTGCCTGCGTGGGACATGACTGCCTGGTACAGGGATGCAGCCGTGGGGATGGGTGCCGTGTGACCAAAGCCCCCCACCAGCAGGAAGTGCAAATCGCTTGCGGTCTTCCCCGCGACGGTCCGGGGAAGGGCCGAGAATCGAGCCCTGACCCGAGTGCCATCCAGGGTGGTCAGTCTTGCATCGTCAGCCAGCACCAGCAGTGGATAGACTTCCCCACTGGAGGACATGACCTTGTCCCATGCTCCCTCCATGACCTCATAGCTGGGGAGTACGAGGATCAGATCGTCGCTGGGCTGGGGGAGGGGTGCGAACCCTGCCCCAGGCTGATCCGGTAGGTTCTTGGTGTCAATGGGGAGTTGTGTGTCAGTGAATCCGAGTTCTTGCCACTTTGCCATCTACTATTCTCCTTTTAGTTAGAGATAAGCCACTTGAAAGCGAACGCCTGTGGGTACAACAGAAACTGCGCCCCTGCTCCGAAGCATATGAAGGATAGGAATACCCCCATTACGAGGGAAACCCTCCCACCGAGGACATCGTCCTTCATCTGGCGCCAACCTAGCAATCCTAGAGTTAGCAGCACAAGTCCAAGCCCAAGAAACATGTACCCATTCAATCTAGCCGAACCGACGGCCTGTTGCCAAAGTTCACTGCGACCGATCTTCTCAAGCACCGCCTCTAGTTCTTGTGCAGTCATACGACTATCCTCCTCCCTCCTCCCATGGACCCCCACACCACTTCACCAAGTCCTCCAACAGCTCCTCGATACGTCCCAAGCGCCTAGCCATCAACACCAGCATCGTCTCCTTGGGGCAGACGCCGTCGCTGAAGTTGAGATCCTCCAAGCCATCGAGGAAGATGTCCTCCGATGCTCGGGCAGTTTTGGGGTCTGCCATGCTACCCCCTATGCTCTTGGAAGCTTCCCCACTGGCGGAGGTGCCGCAGGAGGTAGCTTGGTTGTCCCCGGTATGGGGGTTGCGGTTGTATTCACGATGACTGCCTCTACTGGTGGAGGATCTACGTGTCTAGGGATGTCCGGCAGAGTTGGCCTGACCGAGGGAGGGGTGATCCTCCGAGGACCCTCCTGGGATGGGGCTTGTGCGGTTGAAATCTGGGCGATCTCCGTCTCATCGAGCATGCCCAGCCCCACGATGGAGTAGGTGACTCTCCGCTTGGCCTGGGTGACGGCCTTCTTGAAGCCATTGGCGAGGGCATCCCCAACATACCCATCTATCGGGACAGCCCCAATGTCCTCATCGTAACGTCCGTCAGGGAGAGTCGCACGGACCTGCGCCACGTAGACCCCATCCATGATCTTTTGCTCGGTGATCTGGAGGGAGATGTTGTGGATTCTGTGGAGTTGGTCCGCGCAGGACTTCTTGGCGTAGGGGGTGAGTTTCCCATTGAGTATGATCCACTGAAAGGGCTGGAGCCTCATGTCCACCCCCAGATCCTCGCAGAGGTTCTTCATGTAGTAGAGGCGCTGCTCCTGGGTCAGGGCAGAGAAGTCCCCATACATGACGCACTTCTCGATTGCATCTACGTCTGCCTTGGAGAGGGCTGCCTTCTCCGGGACGACTGCTACTTCGGTATGCTCATCAGTCACAGTGGTTCTCCTTCTGACATTCCTCGCGCCAATCCTTTATGTCGAATGGTTCCCCATCCCCTTTGTGCAGTGGCTCAATTTTATGGATAGTATCATCGTCGTGGGTTACCCAACAAGACTTACCAGCCAAGGCTGAGAAGCGGAATACCCCAACAGCTCGGAGCAGTCTTCGCAAAAAGTCTGCCCCATCTCTACCGAGGATCATGGGTAACCCCTGTACTCCGAAGTCCTCGTAGTCAAAGTCGATTAGTGGGATCATGAAACCATGACCTTCGATTACCAGATCAATGTTCTTCCCAATCTTGGCCAAATGTCTTTCCATTACCTATCCTCCAAATACCTGAATTAGGGCAACAACCACAAGTACCAGCATGACAGCAGTGAGTACACCCCACCCGAGCAGTGCGAGAAGGAATGCGATGCCATCTAACTTGTCGTTTATTCGTTTAAAGGAGTTCATCCTTCTCTGACTCGGCATGGTACAAGACCCCCCTTTTCAGGGCATCTACTAGGTAAGAGAATGGCTGTCCCTGTAGCCATTCGGCAGCCACCGATGAATTTAGATCCTCATTCCACACTCGGTAGCCTCCGGTCAAACACCAGGCAAGCGTATGAAGCTCATTAATCCGTCTCCACCCCACCATAGCCATCATTCCTCCTCCCACGGCTGTAGAGGGAGATCAATCCCCCTGGACTTGGCCTGCTCCGCCTCCGGGGTGTGGTGGGGGAGCCTCTGTTCATAGAGCCCGCTCCCGATGGGGTCCCTCCACCCAGTACGGTAGAAGCAGATGTCATTGAACTCACAGGTGCTGCTATAACTAGTACATTTGTAGGATCGGGGGAAGATCCTGTCCAAGGTGGACTCAACGTCTTCCTTTGACTCCTTGGCCCCATAGACAGTCCAGAGGTTCCTCACCCATCGTTCCTCCTCTGCAACCATCTCCCGACAGAATGTCTCTACCATGCTGCGGTCCCGCTCGTAGGGACCCACCAGGATGAAGCAGTCGTCCAACTGCTCCTTGGCCAAGCACTCCATGACCCAGAACTCGGGGATGGACATCTCGGGGGGCTTCTGTACGAAGTCTGCCCTCCACAGGGGTAGCTTGTCCGCCCAGTAACCGGCGGTGCTCCAGGTTGTCCCCCGCTTGGCAGGGGGGGATGGGGGGGTTATCTTGGCGTAGCACAGATGTGAATATTGCCTTTTGTATGGGAGGTTTTCCCCTCCCTTCTTAAAGAATCCACGAGATCCCTTTAACAAGCCATGCATGTAGAAGTGGTTGATGTCCTCCCCAAGCCGAAGTTCGGCTCCCACGCTTCCCACCAACATCTGAATGGAGGTTCTCCACTCCTCGATCCAGGCATCGGAGACACTGCTCGCGGTCTTGAAGTCGTGGGTCCCAAGCCTACCATCCTCCTTGCGTCTCAGGATGCAGTCGGGGCGGGACATCTCCATGATCCCAGAGCATGCCTCCAAGTGGCCACTCGGGTGAATCCCCCGACCACAGGAGCACCCTGCCACGAACTGCTCCTCCTGCTCGATGGCCACGATCTCGAACTCCTTCTGGATGATGGGATACATCACCCGATACCACGCCCAGATCATCCCCTGGATCAGGACCGACTGCTCCTGAGCTATGAACTCCTGTTCCTGGGGGTCGTACCCATTGAGGGGCCTGGACTCCACCAACTTGGCATAGTTCCCAGCTTGGGTGGAGATTATCTCACGCACCCCTGCCCTATCGGGTCCCTTCCTGAGGATCTGCTCTAGTCCTGCGTGGACAAAGGTTCCGGTTGCGAGGGGAACGTAGGTTCGCTTTCTGGAGATCCCGTAGCCTGAGTCCCCTGAATGGTACTTGAGGTATCTACGACGAGGGCACTCAAACCCAGTGACGTATCTTGATCTGTCTGTGAGCCACACCGCTTCAACTCCTCCTGGGCCATAGAGATAGCCCTGGTTCTATCCACTTTCCCCCACCGGGATCTAACCCAAGCACCCTGGAGGTAGCCTTCCAACATGGAGCGTCTCCCCCGCATCCTGGCCAAGACCAGTCCGTCCGAGCAGGGAGGGATCGGGTTAGATCCAATCTCTTGGATAAACCCCAGTTCATCCCTGGTAGTCCATGTGTACTTGGGACCGGGACCACTCACCCTTCCCTCCTTTTGGTCACTTTCATGGTTCTCTGCCCTCCCTGGATGAAGTGTGGGCTTGGGCCTTCTCTGCTTAGGGTGTGTTACCCCTACCCCACCAAGTCATGAGCCGCTTTCTTGATATTTTCCAAGGTACCGGGACCGTGGCTGTCATTCTGGGAGGGGGTCTCATCCTCCTCCTGGTAGGGTCTGTCCTTCCACAGAGGGCACCCTCGGACGGGGCAGGAGGCTACTTCGACCCTCTGCCAACTGGAGCACTCAAGGCACTTGGCCCTAAGTCGTTGACGCATACCGAGATGCCCGGTTACTGACTTGATGTAGAGCGTCTGGTAGGTGGATGGGACCCCATCTGCCAACTTCCTGAGCAGTGGATCTTGGGGTAGTCTGGGCTTGGAAGCCCTCGCAGAACGGGCCTTATCCAACTGCTCCTTCGTGAACACCCTTCCTTTCCTCATCTCACACGGGAAGTTCTTGGACGGCGTCCACATACTTTCGGGCTGAATACCTTCCCTCTCCCAGAATCCGCTCTCGGTTTGCTCTCCTAGCATATTCCCTGGCCTGTTCCCTAGAATGGCGCATAACGACCGGGACAGCCGATTGGGTGATCTGCCGGTAGACGACAACCCAAATGGGATCATACAATCCCGAGGCTTTCATCTTTCGGTATATCTCCATGTTTCTCCTCCTGCCCCCAATCTAGGCAGCATACAGGCTCCTGTCAACAGGTATTTTTAGCCACCTAATGCAGGGTCTCCTTGGGAGCAGACCCCTCCAGGTAGGACACCCCAATCTGATCCCCAGTCATGTCATTCCAGGTGGCAACGACCCCCTGAGCCAAGATGGGGAGGGTAACCCCCCCGGCCAGAGCTGCCGCCGTCGTAGACATGAGCAGGAGCAACAGAACCTTAGGGAGGTACTTCTCCCCCGTGGTCTCCTCTACATGGCAGAACGCCACCTTGAGGATCTTGGTAACCCCATCCCGGATCTGGTCTTGGGTGAGGGTGGGTCTAGACTCCATGATTACCTCCATTGGCCAACTGCGGAATGACCATGCTGGCCAGCGATATCCCTAGTATGGGGGTATTGGCCACTGGAAAGTTGGCCATTTATACTACCCAGATTCTAAAGGACTTAGCCTGTGGATACGTGGATACAGCCGATTTGGCCAGGTTTGGCCAGCCGATTTCCCCTCCCGTAAGTTGTTGATTCTAAAGGACCGCATTTTTCAAATCCTCTAAACCCCGTGGCCAGCGTTGGCCAGCCGCAAGTCTCTCAGTCCTATGGGGTTATTGGTTCCTCCATCTCCAGCCGTCTCCTCCTGGCTGTCCTATCGGACACCCCGAGGATGCTTGCGGCCCACTTATCCCGCTCCTTGGTACAGAGCCCAGGCCAGTGCTTGTCTACGAACTCGTAGGCTTCCCGGACGGACTTCTTGGTGGCCTCCTCGTGGAGGATGGGATTTAAACCTCCCTCCACCCTGACGATTAGTGGGGTTGCCCGCTCCCCAGCATGAGTCTTGGTATGCCTGACCCCGATCAAGTAGTTGTCTCGGTCTTTATGCACGATCCTGACTCCTACGTTAGCATGATTGCCCCAAGCCTGGGAGCCTGCGAATGCCTCATCCCCCATCTCCTCAGTATCGTCGGCCCGCTGTTTGCGGTCATGGTGGATAACGACAATAGCTGTGTCTGGGAAGATGCCTTGGAGGGCTCCATAGACTCTATGGGGAGTCTCGCTATCCTTGTCCGGCATTGTATGGATACAGCGTAGACAGTCTACGAATACACACTTGTAGTGGTACTCCTTGTGGTCACGTTTGAGGAATTCCCACAACCGGACATCCTGCTCGGTCCCCGTGGGGTTCAGGATATTCGAGGACTTCGGCCCGAACCGGATCTTGAGTTTGCCCTTGCAGTCTGGGAGTTTCATCTGTTGGATACGCTGGGCAAACAGCCTCATGGGCGTATCCAACTGTACGTACAGGACTGGTTCAACTTGTTGGACTTGGAGCCCCCATAGCTCGGTCCCCGAGGCGATGGCTGCTGCCATGCAGGTGGTGATGGTTGTCTTGTAGGTCCCGAACTTCCCATGTAGCAGGATGATCCCCTCTACTGGGATATAGGGATCTAGAAGGAATCTCACCGGGGGCAGGTCTAGGCTCAGCAACTCCCCGATGTCCCAAGTCTTGTCACTGTCGGTCATGGCTTGGCATCAGGACTGCGATGATGATTAGGAGGAGATTACCCCCGTAGATTATGAGGTAGACCCAGTGCTCAATTTCCATTGAGTCTACCCACATTCAGAATTCCAAGGACTGAGGACTTAGCTGCCTTGAAGCAGGGACCCAATCCTATGTCCTCATACCCCTGCCTCCTGAGTACCCATTGCTCATCCTCCTCCGCTACGAGCTTGAGGATTAGTGCATCTGGGTACAGGGATTGGATTCTCCGGGTGAGATAGCCGTCTACGTGCTCTCTCATGTAGCATTCACGCCTGGCTCCAGGGCCTCCCTGATACGTCGAACCAACTGACACTGACAATACGCGCACGTGTAGTTGTTGTCGATACTATCGTGTAGATCGGACACCTCTAAAAGTAGAAACCTTAATTTCAGGTTCTCGGCCTTCAAGGCTTCAGCGCGTGCGGTTTGTCTCCCGGCTATCCCAAGTAACGTCTGACTGCTGGTCTTCATCATTTCAGGGCCTCCTTCATTTCATCCACCGCACAGCGCAGGTCCCACATCCAACGCTTCTTCCCAGCCGGTGCGCAAGAGATCATGTCTCCTCCCCCCTCAACTCGGTGGAGATAAAGCCCGGTAGGCGTAGCACTCGAAGGTACACGTCTCCTCACCTACATGGACCATCTTGCTCCCAGGATCGACCGTGATCGTCGGGTGGTTCAGGTCCGGGACGGTCTCGTAGGGCGCGATCCCGAAGCCCGTCTCCTCCATTTCGTACCCCTTGACCATCTCGCAGAAGATGATTCTGGCAAGGTAGGACGGATCATCCCACCTCTTGCGTCCCCGGTCGAGCGCTCGGGCCACCATCTGCGAAAGTTCCGTCCCTCCCCAGTGCGTGTACAGGTATACGCTATTCCCGTCGTCGTACTTGATCCGAACGTTTCCTCTGTCTCCCATAATCTACCTCAGCCTCTAACCTCCCTCCCACAAACCGTGCATCTGAGGACCCCCTCTTTGGACTTCCCAGCTCACAAGTTGAATACCCTCTTGGACTTACCGTACAGGTGATCCTGCCCCTCGTGGGGGCAGGTGCAGAACATGATTACAGTCTTGCTCATTTGATATCCTCATGGTCGGGGCAGGGTTGCTCGTTGGGGAGTGGGGGATATCCTCTCCAGAATGGAGAGATAGGCCACTCCCAGGAATCCAACGGACCGTTGTGAATCCAATAGCCCCCACAGCCTGGGCAATGGTGTCGATGGACTGATTCGGGGTAGTCAGGATCGGGCATTTCATCTCCATTTCAAGTGGCTGGATGCCCCCCATATAACTCTCGGCTCCAGCCCACCAGGCGCTTTAGGTACGCCTGGCCCCCGTTTAACCACCCAGTCTGGACGCTGAGGGGCGTCTCCCCTGGGGTAAAGTCCAAGGATTGGTACCATCCCAAGGACCCACTACCAATCTAGGCTCCCTACTTCTGGGTGTCAAGGGCTTTCCTCTGCTCTCGGAAGTATGCAACGATGATCTTGGCTGCTTTCTTGTATTCTCCTGGTTGGAGCAACATCCTCGCCTCATGGATAGCATCCGTGACGGGTTGACAGGGAGTCCCTCCGCCATATCCACCTACATTGGTTCCTGGATAGATTACGATGTGATCCGATGTTCGATTCTCTGAGAATGTTACTCCCTCCCTGTCTGGAGGAAGCAACAAGTCAATCACCGTCCATCCCCTTTCCCTCCCATTGAAGTAAGGGATGGCATAGAACCGCCCCTTGATCCTAGCCTTAACCAACTCTGCTAGAATCCTGTCTGCAACCTCTATGCTCATCTCGATTTTCATGTTATCCTTTCGTATGCCTAGACCCAAGACCGCCTATTGGAGCCTCAGCCCTAGACGAAGACATTTCGTGGATGCCTACATCGCATCTAACTTCAACGCCAGGATCGCCGCTCAGCGAGCCGGGTTTGGATCGCCGGAAGTCAAGGGCAATTACCTTGCTCGGGAAGTCCCCCAGATTCAAGATGCTATCGATGAACGCCTGCGGGAGTTGAGGAATACCCTCAGGATGGAAGCGGAGGAAGTTCTGGAGATCACGACGAAAGTCGCCCGTGACTTCAAACACCCCGGTCAGATGCGAGCCCTTGAGATCCTGGGTAAGGTCCATGGCCTATTCTCCGATACACTCCCCTTCGAACTGGATAGGTCCAAGCTGCTCAGAGCTATTCATGCCGAGCTAGACCGTATCTCAGGGGGAGTCATAGATGCAGAGGCTAAGCTGATACCCGAGAACGTTGAAGGGAAGCCTAATTAGACTCACCTAGACAGTCTCCGGTTTCGCTCCTCGAAGTTCACAATATCCCCAGACGGGATCATCCTGAAGGTCCCATCCCCCACGGGATCGCATCCGTAGTCTCCCCTACACTGCGTCGGAAGGTGCTCACGGATGATTCCTCCACTGGAGTCTAAGTGGTAGCCTCCAAGCACTACCAAGGGTTCTTTCGTGTCCTTGGCAATAAACCTTCCCATTAGTCCTCCTCCGGCATATCCGCTACCTCAGCATCATCCTCGGACGCGGACTCAGCATCCTCGCGGCAGTCGGGGCAGATAGCCTCATCGTCGGGATCGTCGTCCCAGTATCCCCTGCCACATTCGTCGCAGGTAGGCTTAAAGTCGGACATCCCTCTCTCATATCTCCGTGGGTCCTCCCGTTTCAACAGTTCCCAGAACTCATAGTGAGAGAATATCTCCATCTTCTCATCATCGCTCCAATCTTCCAACTCCTCATGATACTGATCTCGTGGGGTTGACATTACTGATTCTCCTTTCTCAATCAACGTCGGGATAAGGCAGGAATACTCGGGATACGATTACGGGGGCTTCAAATTGCTCTCCTGTCGCTATTACCTGCTCGGCACGACCGCGAATTACGCAGTATTGCCGAGGATATCGACCATGCTCCACGCGGTAGAGTTTGACACTTTCTAGGTATTTGTAGGCATCCTCCCGATTAGGGAATGAGTGAAAGGCTGTAGGGTATACCCCTTTATCCGTCTGAATCCAGTCATACCACTCCAACCCGACTTCCAACGACATTGAGCGGATTCCTGGTAGGAATGGGTCTGGAATAGGTTGGCAGCGGTAGAAAACAGGGTACATCTCCCCATCTTTCCTCTTCTCTACAACCTTCCACACGTCTACTGCCTCAGGAAGTGGGGGATCGAATACTCCAATTACTTTGTCTAGGCACATTACTGTTGCCTCACTAGTGTTGCTCCTCGCCTCGCCGCGTCGCGCGCAGCATCAAACCCGATAGGATAGAAGCCGCCTTGCTTCAACCAGTTGAGCAGGTCGTCGAACTTGTCCTCGGCTTCATTCCACTCACCGTCTGCCAATGCTTCCATGATCTTTTCCCAGCACGCGTCGGGATTCATGTGGAATCTCACTTCTTCCCCCTCTCATCAGGTTGCCGCGCCCGTGGGGAGGTGCTCTGCGGGCGCGGCACGGTTTTACCTTCACACCCACTCGAAGCCGAGCACCTGGAGCACGCAGCTTGCCCAGTCCCCAGCTTCGTCAGCAGCGGTGAAGTCTCCGCCGCACTCGTCGTCTCCGACGTTCCACTCCGCCACGGCTTTCTCCAGCTCGGCGTACAGCTCGCGCCGTGTGGCATCCCAGTCTCCTACGCGCTTGCAGTTGCGGATGTGGAACACCCTCCCTACCCCTGCATCTTCCCAGGCGTCCTCGAACGCCTCGAAACTGGGAAGCGTGCCATATGTCAGGCTCTTCATGTCTTTGGCTCCTAGCTCAATTCCTCAATCCTGTCCAGCGCCGACTTCTCGGAGTAGAACAGCCCACTCCTCGTCGGGGTGAAGTCTTCCCCGTCACCCCGTCGCACGGTTACGCCCCAGATAGGCCCCCCCAAGATACCCCTACCTGTGGACAACTCGGCGTATCCCTCTCGGAGTTTGTAGTGTCCGAGAATTGTTGGCGTCATGAAGTTACTACCCCGAAAGACGCCCCTAAGGGCGACCTTGATCTCTTTCATGTTTCTTCCCTCTGCCTAACACTCAGGCAGCCAACCCAAATTGGCGCAGCATGTACCGGTTGAGGGACTTTCTCAGTTGATCGCAGCCTACGCCCCACGTTCTGCGCGTTGTCTCTCGGAGTTCTTGGCTTGCTTGGGTATCCCAGAAGCTTCCCAGATACCATAGAGCCGCCTTGGACACAGGGAATACTTCGGTGGCCCGAGAAAGCAGGGACGGCACGTAGTAGGATTCTTCCATGTGGTTAATGAGGTGCGAGGTGTCCTTGGTGTGCTCGCCCAGTGGAATGTGCGTGCTAACTTCTCGCATCCTGCAGAAGAAACAGTCCCCGTTGTCAGGAGGCGGGACTTCACCCTTCAATAGAGCCTCCATGTAGCGCGTCGTGTAGCGCCTGATACGGTTCTTTAGCTTGGTTTGGGCCTTAGGGTCCGGCCCCTCTCCCGTCACCTTGCCGTCTGGGTGAATCGTCATTCCGTCGCCGAATGGGTGACTCTCCCGCTCCGGGTCGCTCCAGTATCCCTTGTCTAGATACCAAACCCGGTTCTCCTGGTTAACCCGCCACCCGATCTGCTTTAGGTATCGGTTCAACCTCTCTTTCGTTGTGGGTGTTCTCCACCCACCCGAGTCGAGCCACACCGACCCGTCCGGCTTGGCCTTCAAGATGACAGTCGAGTGAAGGCGCACACCCAGCGTCCCATCGCCTACTACTTCTAGATACGTGTTGTTTGCCAACTTCCGGCCTCGGCCTCTGGCTACTTCTGCTAGGCGTTCGTATACCGAAGTTCCCACGCTAACCCTCCCTGAGATGCCGCATGTAGACAACATCTCTCTCGACTGACTACCATTTCCAAGCCTTAACCCCGACAATCGAGGTAAGGCAGACCCAGATTAACAGTGCGGTTAGCATCCTAGAATCCTACGTACCTCGTCCTCTTGAAAGGCTTCCTCGTGAATAGCACCAAGCCAACGTTCACGCTTGGTAACTTCCCGAGCCTCATGCTCGTCCTTCATTATCTGGTAGGATTCAAGGTGCTTCAGGTACTCGTTCCGCATTATCTCCGTAGCTTGGTCCTTCTTTACAAGCCACATGGCCTTAGCATGCTTGCTGTTTACCCGGTTGCCTGGGTATGCTCTTTTGTACTCGGTTCGGAAGAAAGAGAGCACATCCTTTTCAGTCGGTTCCGCTGGTTCACGCTGCCACCAGCTAGACCGACTCGGAGGATGTTCCCGTAACTCCCCAGTGTTCCAATCCCTGAGGTAGGATCGGAGCACGTTCAAGGCTGTCTCATAGTACCCATCGGGAGTCTTGATCCCCGAGTAGGTAGTGTAACAAGCTACACCATGTAGCAGGCTTCTGTAATATCCTGTCTCCCAGTCCCATCCCCAGGCGGCACGCAGACCACACGAGACGCGGTAGAATGGGACATTCTCGGGGTTATCGTCGGGACTGGGTACAAAGGCGTCAAATGCGGCAGAGAAGTAGTCAAGTCGGATAGCATGCGCCCGCGCGCTGGCTTTGTTCACTGCTTTACCTTTCACCTAGAATCTAGGCCAATCCCGGGGTTTGTCAATGGGAGATTTTGCCCTATCCCTTCTCCCCCTACCACGAAAACAGCATCTTTCTTGTGGCAAGCTTAGCAGCCTGTCTAGGTCTGACCGGCTTTTTCCCGGTTCGAACCTTCCAGAACGTGGGCTTAGGTTGTCGTGGGATTAGACGCATTCCTTACTCCCCTCAATCCAGTCGCCAAGCTTCAAGTAGATATAGTATGCAACACTCCCCCAAGCTGGCCCGCTGCTGAGACCGGGATGGTATGGTGACGTAGAAAGGGCGGAGTAGAGATTAGTCCACTGTCCACCGTGGTAGACATTGGCAATCCAGTAGCACGCCTCCTCTACGTCAAACTCTGTAGCCTCTTCCCCGTAAGGTGCGGCAAACTCACGCGCCTTCTCTAGCAATTCTCCTCTGGTGGGGTCTTTCATTTCTCTTTCTCTTACCTCTAATCTAGTGATTAGGGACGGCTTGTCAAGGCTTTTTACTTGGCCTTCTCGGTAAAGTCGTCCACCAGCTCGGAGTCGGAGAACTCGAATTGGTAGGCGATCACCTTGCCCTTGCACTCCTGGGCGTCGGCTTTCGCCGCTTCGTAGGCTGCGACCTGCGAGGGATAGCCATACGGCCCGTAGGCGTCACCTTCGTTCCCCTCGGCGTCCTCGACAACGTAGACTTCAATTTCCATGTGACTCCTCCGTACTACCCACAGTGGATAGCCACAGCGTATGGCTGTTCGGATGATGCTGTGCTAACTAAAGGTTGGCGTTGCGCTAGGAGAACATCAACGATACGAAACTCGGCGATGTTTGATACCTGCATTGGTGCTCTCTTTAGCAGCCAGCGTCCCTCTAGAGTCGCCTCAGCGGCGGACTGTACGTCAGGCCACGGCCCCGGGATGGTCCTTATGATGTCCAGTGGATCGGCCTTCAGGTCCGCCACTACTACTACGGCTTCTATTGGGTATTCCATCGTGACACCTCCGATGAAGGGGCGTTACCGCCTCCTCTAGGTTTCACCCTCCGTCCACGTAGCCTTCGACGATCAGGGGACTGTCCGGGTCCTTGATCCCATCGAACCGGAAAACCCAAACAATCACCCGAGCACGAGTCCGCTTGGCCTTTTCCTGTGCAGCCTTGTATGCGGCCTCCGGGCTGGCATGCTGGTATGGGTCAAGGATGGCCGTTACTTGGCCGTCCTCGTCCTCGACACCGTATACGTCAATGCTGTCTAGCATCTCTTTACCTCTCAGTGACTTATTGGATATTCCACTACTTCGCGCCCCCTCGCTGCAGGGGTCAGCATGGGTTATTCGTAGTAGACCCCGCCAAGACTGCCCTTTACGCGAACCATCCCAAGGTCCCGGTAGGCGAGTCGGATTGCCCGTGCCTTCGCGTTGGCCTTGATAGTCTTGACTCGTCGCAAGCAAACCGGGCAAGTCTCGACGTTATGGGGGAATGGAACTTCGGCCATGTGACGGGACCATTCAGCCTTGGACACTTCCTTACCTCAATCGTCGGTCGGCGCGTCGGGCATAGTGCGCCGCACTAACGGCATGTTCAACAGCCAATTCCTCAAACGAGTACTGGAGGTTCTCCAAGTAATAGATAGCCCATGCTCCATGGACGTCTCTCTTTTGTGCGTCCGTCATGGTGCCTGGTTTGGGCAATCCAAGCCAGTCTACGTAGTTAGGGGGTTTTCTCCGTGACATCTTCTTACCTCTCAGTCCCTTGGAGCGGTGTTGCAACTTTGTACCATTCTGAGCCTTCTACACTTCCCACAATGAGCGCCTCCCATTGCGGGAAGGGAAGAACGATCAGGATGAATTTACAGCAACTGTCCCGACTCGGCCCACACTCCAAGATGCGCCAAGATCCGCAGGATGCGTACTCGGCAGGAGTTAGGGGTTTCATCTCTCACTCTCTACAGGGAATATCGTCCTCCGCCCCCGATCTGTCAAGCGAAACCTTTACGCCCAGCATGCTATCTTTACGCGCAATCCTTGCGCCCTGGACCTGGGTGTGTCACTGTTGCCACACTGGAACCAGGCTGGCATGTTACCATTACGTAACACGCAAACTATGCGACGTTACCTAACTCCCACGCAATCATTACGTTGCGCGCGTAACGTCACATTGGCGTAACATCGCATGATCACATCACGTTACGAGATCGTAACCCCCTCCCCCCACCCTTGGACTGGGCTGGAATGGCGATACGTTATACCTACCCCACACAAAAATATCCAATATTTTCAATGACTTACACCATTCTTTCGCCAACAACGATCCTGCAATGTTCATAGATCCTGCCCAGCGGGGTATTGAGTATGTACTGTATATTCCGTGAAATCTCCTGTGACACAATCTACGAAATATACAGTACCTATTTTTCTGAGACTCCCTCGATCCATGTCGATGGGTCCCATTTCCGGGAATATCGCAGAAATCGCAGAAAGTAGTTGCGTCTGGAGAGGCTGGGACCTATATTCCCAGTGGGAGATGGCTCCGATTGAGAGGGAAGGCGCATGACAGAGAAGGAACGTGAAACCATGATGGGCGTGGTGATCCTAGCGTTCGACACCTTTGACAATCTGGCTGAGCGGGCGGAAGAGATGGTTCGCAACTACCACAACAACTGCGATCCATCCAACCCCTGCTGGGATGATTGCAGTAGTAACTGGCGGGATGAGTGGCGCGAGATCCTTTGGCCAGTCTGGGCCGCTGCGTTTCATGAGGGTGCCAAGGCAGCGTCCACCTCCTGTGGAATGGCTCCCGACGAGGTACTCAGGGGGTTGGAGACCGAGTTTCGGGGCCTTGGTTACATCGGGAGGAGTGATGATAAATCTGGATGAACTGAACTGCATCTCTACGGTTGAATGGTTCTCAGACGGGATCTGGATTGATGGGGTAAAGGTGACAGACCCAGAGAAGGAGCGTCTGCTCTGGGAGGCCATCAGCCCATTTGGCCCGGACGACGGCCAGCCACACGGTAAGCCCGAAGTAGCCTGCACTCAGCGGATTACAGGCATCGACTACGAGAACCGGGTGGTTACCTATGAAGGAGGTCGGAGATGAATAAGCGGGAGGGGTATTCCCTTTCCGAGCAGTTGGAGTCTGGGGACTGGCGAATCAAGGTACGGCTGATGCTGGGTGGAGTCTGGCACGTCTGGGTTATGTTCAACGCAGACCGTGCGGACCGGGTGGTACTCGATGCATCCTGCGAGTCCCTGCATGACTTGCTCTCTGTGTGCGCCGACTACTTCCTTTCGGCCACCAAGGATCGACGTGGATGAGCTTGGAGGATCTACGTGGACTCGAATAAGGAAATGACCCCAACTCCCCAAGTGGATAACTCCTAGACATCACTGTAGTTACCCAGGAAATGACTCTGGAAATGAGATAATCTCCCTTGACAAACTGGGTACTGGACACGATATTAGGGGTGCTTAGGTTCCCTGGGGGTGGGTGCAAAGCCCGCCCCGTTCCGCCGCTGGCCACGGGGAGACAGGTCGGGGAGAGTAAGAATCTCCCCGTGGCCTTCGTTTTGGGTCCCATATTCGAACACTTAGCGCAAGGTTTTGTGCCAGCTTTTGTGGGATCGTAGGGTAATGGTAACCCACCTGCTTTGGGAGCAGGCTCTTGGGGGTTCAAGTCCTCCCGATCCCACCATACCTAGCATTGAGTTGCTCCCCGGTGCAGCAATGGGGTAATATTTCCCCCTTACCCCCACCAATCGCCAACAACAAATGGCACATATAGTAGGCACCACCCCCGGATGTGCCTACAAATTGATTCAATCTCTAGGCCATCCCCCCACAAGATCAACCGCGTAAACTGTTGACTTGTATAGGGCTCTCTTGTGGACAGCGTCGATTATCTCCAAGACGGACATGCTCTCGTCCAGCAGGGATGCCCAGTTGGCTACCCCCGAGATGATTCCAACCAACTCCCCCCGAGAGTTGAGCACCCCAGACCCCGAGCACCCAGGGTGAGCCCAGCCATCTATCTGGAGATCCCCCTCGTTGTCATAGCCTAGAACCCTCCCCACGATCACAGCAGGGGAGGGTCCAGGGAGTGTCCCCAGGTAGAAGACCTCCTCCCCAGGAATCGGCTTGGTCTTGGCATACCCAAGAGTCACCTGGAACTTCTTCCCCCAGTCCTGAATCGGGGAGTTGGTCATCCATTCATCCCCCGAGATAGCCGGTCTCATCATCAGGAGATCCTTGGATGGGTGTCGGTAGAGTTGGACCACAACCCCCATGCCCCCGGCTCTGTCCTCCCAGACCGCGAATGGCCCATCCGAAGCATGACTCACGGTGAGCAGCCGGTCGGTGGAAACGGGGTTGGCAAAGGCCCCAGACGCCTTTCCTCCCACGAATGCCCTAAGTTGCAGTATCTTATTGATCTCTGGAGGGATAGCGATAAGGACAAGCAGTAAGGCTAGCATAGCCCACCCCCATGGACCCCGTCCCTATTCTACCAGTCTGTATATCTGAAGTCGTGTATAATCTGTATACCTGGCTGCGGGGGAGTTATGACCCCCCAATTACGAAAGGAGAGACATGGTTCACCTGCTCGACCCTCCCATCAAGGTGACCCTGCTCCCAACTGGGGGCTGCTTCATTAACTCTCTGCTCTACCTAGCAGACGACCCAATCTCCATCCTGGTCAGATCGGTCTTTTATCCCATCGTAGTGGAGGCTTCTCGGGAGAAGGGCAAGGATCTCCCAGACGCCCCAGTCCATGGATGGAAGATATCCAGTATCGACACCAGTTCCATGGTGGTAACATTCGAGTCGGTGGCTCCTGGAGACATCCCCAGCCTGGAGGCCCTACAGGACCGGGAAGCCGCAAGAGACCTGTTCAACGGAGAGAAGGGGAATGGACGTTCGATCCCTGATGGAGTTGCTCAGGACGATCCCGAGTGACTACGATGTCTACGTGAGATCCTCCGAGAGCACGGAGACGATACCTCTGATAGGGGTACGAATCTTGGAGTCCGACTCCAATGGACAGATCGCCATTGTGCTGGAAGGGTCGGAGGATGATGTCTAGCCCATGAATCTCTCTTCCTTACTACAGGATCTATCTCAGTTAGAGAAACTCCCACCTCTACAGTTAGCCAAGCTCTACCAACAGTTGAAGCAGATGCCTTCCGTCACTGGGAAGGCTGTGCAGAAGTGGGACTCACCTGCTGCAATGGCTGAGGAACTGTCTAAAGGCACAAGAGAGCCTTGGGTTAGTTCAAACCACCTGAAGTATCTATCGGATACACTGGTGGAACTGACACACCTAGCAGAAGAGGGCAGAGAGGAAAACCTTCTCGTCTCGATGCCTCCTCAGCACGGTAAGTTATTGAGCCACAACACTTTAGTCCCGACCGCTGGGGGACTGAAGACACATGGAGAGTTGCAGGTTGGAGATTTGGTCTTCGGTAGGGATGGGAAGCAATACCCCATAGTTGCTATTGGAGAGGATGACTTAGCCGATGTTCGCGTTACTTTCTCGGATGGTGCTAGTGTCGTCTGCCACGAGAATCACGAGTGGATTGTCTATGATCGTTCTCATGGGGAGGAACGGGTAGTTGAGACCACCGAGTTATTGGCTTCAAAGCATGATATGGATGTAGCTTCTATGCCAAGGAAGGTACATGGGGTTCTTGGGGTTCGTCGTAGGAAGGCCATTGTAAAGGTAGAACGGGTTGCTCCAGAACCAGGAAGATGCATTCAGACGGCTGCTCCTGATGGGGTATATCTAGTAACCGACAACTTCATCCCGACGCACAACTCGTATTTGTGTTCATACTGGTTCCCATTGTGGTTGTTCCACAGAGACCCAGCAGCTTACATCATCCTCTGCTCCTACTCCGACGATTATGCTAGGCGATGGGGCAGGAAGATCCGAGACTTCATCATCGACTGTGGTGGGGAGTTGGGACTCAAACTCAAGTCGGGCACCACTGCTGCCGATGAGTGGGAGTTGGAGTCCGGTGGTGGGATGAAGGCTGCTGGGACCAAAGGGAGCGTCACTGGGCGTGGAACCAGTACAGCCCTAATCATTGACGATGCTGTCAAGGATGACGAGGAAGCCGGGTCTGAGATAGTAAGGGACCGCATCTGGGACTTCTGGATGGCCACTGCCAACACCCGAATGAACCCAGGGTCATTTGCAGTGGTCGTGGGTACTCGCTGGGACATGGACGATCTCATTGGCAGGTTGGAGAGAGACTCCCTCTCTGGTGAGGGGTCCAAGTTCAGGATCATCAAGTTCGCTGCCGAGGCCCTGCCGGAAGATCCCCTCGGGAGGAATGTCGGAGAGGTACTCTGGCCCGAGAAGCGACCGCATGAGTGGCTCATGCGTAAGAAGAAGGGGATCTCTCCTTACTGGTGGAACTCCCTCTACCAGCAGACTCCTACGCCTCTGGAGGGAGGAACCATCAAGAGGGACTGGTGGAAGTTCTACGAGATCCCCCCAGCCAAGTTCGACGAGGTAATCATGTCCTGGGACCTTGCATTCAAGGATCTCAAGAAGTCCGACTACACTGTCGGATCGGTCTGGGGGAGAAAGGGAGCGGAGTTCTACCTCCTGGATCTCATCAAGGATAGGATGGATGCCCCCAACACCATGATTGCCTTCAGGGACCTCTGCTACAAGTGGCCCCAAGCCTCTATGAAGCTGATAGAAGATGCAGCCAATGGCCCCGCAGTAGCCCAGATGCTCCGCCACGAGATATCCGGTATCGTCCTGTGGCCCCCTAAGGGACAGAAGCGGTCCTCCAAGGACGAGAGAATCAGCGCAGTATCTCCATTCATCCAAGCAGGGAACGTCTACATCCCTAGAAGTGCCCCCTGGGTAGCCGATTTCATCGAGGAATTGGCTGCATTCCCCAGCGGTCTCAACGACGACTGCGTAGATGTGACCTCCCAGGCCCTCGGATACCTCCGTTCTGGAGCCAAAGCAGCCCTCAATCGGGACTGGACAGAGGCCACAGTTGGTCAAGGAGCTCCAAAGACCACCCATGAGGTGGTAGCGAGACAGTTTAACTACTTCAAAGATGCTGCCCTGAAGCGTCACGAGAAGCGATTCAATGAGTCTCTGAAGATAAACCCCCAGGTTTTGGGGAGAGTCCCCCGCAGAATCAGGGCGTGGTAAACTCTTAGAGCCTATGGAGATGTGTATGAGCCTCTTCGACTCCCATTCCACTTGCCTAGATCGGGAAACCAATCTTCTCAGACGAATCAGAGACCTGGAACAGGATATTCGGGATCTCCAGAAAGCCTTCTCGGACGAGCGGGAGAAGCTCGTGGACAAGATTTTGGCCATGGCGAACCCTGCAGCGGTCCGAGAGTACCGGAGAATCCCCTTGGAGAACATGAATATCCTCGTAGATCGGGCCAAATCGGAGACCGAGGCCCTACAGAAGCTCCGAGGCACTCCACAACGCATGAACTGGCCTGGCTACCGCGTAGATGACAGACCCAACACCCGTCCAGACATGGATAAGTCTGTCCCAGTAGCCGCAGCCAAGCCTGCATACCCAAATATCACCGACCCAGCAGCCTACAGACTGGCAGTAGCGGCAGAGAAGGGGGTCGGTTCATCTGGTGAGGTTGCAGATGGCTAGAGACAATCGGTACAGTTACGCCGCGAGCACGGGTTCCCCGTTGATTTTCCCCCCAGCTGGGTCCGACGAGCCCCTCATCGTTGATTACAAGAATCGACACTTCAACTACACCTCCCTCTACCGTGACAGAGTGATGGAGAGGATCTCCACTAACCTCTATTATGTAGGTGGGAGACAGTGGATTGAGTTGGACACCGAGGTCATCATGGACTCTCGGGGCTACATCCTCAAGAATCAGAAGCAGACCGGGGAGGCGGAACTCCCAAGACCCGTCTCCAACTACATAGCCCCCGCCGTAGAGGTCGAGATGGCCGCTCTCGGGCGTCGAGAATTGATGCCCAAGGTGGTCGCAGGCTCCCAAGACCCCGCTATCCAGGCCGCAGTACGCCGAGCCAACGACATCATGGCCTACAAGCTCGACAAATTGGACTGGGGAAGACTCCGGGACCTGTTCACCTACCTCACCATCGTCACTGGGACGGGGATCATCTGCTCCAGGTGGGACGAACCATGGACTAACCTCGATAGAGTCCCCACACCCAATGCCATGGGCTGTCCGAGGTGTGGTTTGCGGGTTGCAAGCCCCGAAATACCCTCCAAAGACCTGCCCGGAGTGGCTTTTCCCGAGTCTGCGAAGATCAATGGGGACTCTGCAACCCTCGAATTGTGCCCTAGATGCGAGAATCCGACCCAATTGGTCCCGATCAACCCCACCCAGGAGGAAGTTATGGGTGGAGAGGACCGTTTGGGGCGTCCATTTGGGATCGACATCCCGCATGGAGACGTGAGCATAGAGGTTGTAGACGCTTTCAGCTATTTCCCCGAGAATGGGGGCATCGGAGTGGATGTAAACAACCTCAGAATCCATGGACAAGCCTCCGTGAGGTCCATGGACTACGTTTACGAGAGATACCCCGAGCTAGAAGGGGAACTGACCCCCGAGGACCCCTACGAACTGATGAGATGGCACCCAACCATGGGGGAATGGGCCATTTTGGGCCGCTACGACCGTGCCTTGGACTCCGGGATCTACGAGAACCACATCCGGGAGTTCACCCTGACCTGTGGTAAGACCATGGATTACCCCCAGGGGAGGAAGATCATCCTCTACGGGGATAAAGTAGCAGAAGACACCACCCTGTACGAGGAGGCGGACATCGGTGGGCAGCCAGTCATGGTCCCCAAGATCGCCTACTACAGTGCCCGATACAAGCCCCGCCACGGAGAGTTCTGGGGTAAGGGCTTGGTTGACGACCTTATCTCCCCCCAGAACCGGGTCAACGGGCTGGATGCCCAAGCCATCGACTGTATCGAGAGGTTGGGATCACCGAACATCCTGGTCACAGAGGGAATGAACCTCCAGGGACCCTCCTGGTTCGATGACTACGGGAGTGGGAAGATCATGGTCTGGAGTCTGGACCCGGTCAACCCATCGGCCAAGCCGGAAATATTCGGTGGACTTGAGGTCCCGGCATCCTTCTCCAGGATGCGGGAGCAGGCCGTTGCCGACATGAAGCAGATAGCAGGACCCCAGGATATCGAGATCGGTGAGGCCCCCAGGAACATCACAACCACCTCCGGTCTGCAACTCCTTGGAGAGTCCGCTGAGCAGAAGAGAGCCCCCAGGGAGCGGGAGATATTCGCTGCTTTCAAGCAGGTTTGGGAGCACATGCTCAGGCTACTGAATGTCTACCGGGATGAGTCCGAGGTCTACCGGGCCAAGACCCAGGAGGGAGGCTGGGAGGATCGGGAGTTCAACAAGACCGACCTGCTGGGACTATGTGATGTAGAGGTTGAGAAGCAGGGCTATATCTCCAGGAGCCTGTTCCAGAAAGAGGCTGCCAGAGAGGCCATGATGGATCAACTCTACACAATAGACTCCCCCCTAGCCAAGAAGAGGCTCCTCGAGCTCCGGGGTCTCCCCACCGATGTCAACGAGAACTGGTCCCTCCAGGTGGACCGAGCCCGCCAGCAGTGGATCGACTTTGTTGACAGTGGGATCATGCCCTACATCGACTATACCTTGGATGACTTTGCAGTCCGGTTCGAGACCCTTGGGGATCTCCTTCTGGGGGACAAGGGAAAGAAGCTGGAGTTACTGTCCAACTGGCCCGCCATCGCTGAACTAATTGCTGGTTGGGAGCAGGAGTTGGATGCTGCCGAGGCCAAGGATGCAGCCGCCCGCGCCTTCTATGGGGGTCCTCTACCCCCAGACCAGGCTCAGATGGCCTACGACCAAGCCATGGGCAACTACCAGATGCAGATGCAGCAGTTCCAGCAGTCCCAGCAGGAGCAGGTCAGGCTTGCCAAGGATGCTGGCTCCGAGGACACGGGTAGATCCAACCAAGCCAGCATGCAGATATCCCAACTCCAAGGGATGGCCCCTCCTCAGCCCCCTCCAGCCCCGTTCTTCCTCCCCAACTCCATGGTGGAGAAGATCCTGATAATCTGGAGACAGATGATCCAGATGCAGACCGGGATGCCGAACCTGCCTCCCCCGGTGGTGACATCCGACCCCAACACCGATCCATCTGGGGCAGTCGAGCAGCAGGAACTGTTCCTCCGCTTTAGGGCTACCATCGACGCCTACAAGCGTCTGGC